TCAAGATTTTTTGTTTGAAAAACAAAGGATTGATAACCAGTCGGTGGTGCGTCGAATGCCTTGCAATCCCATATGCAAATAGTGGATATTTTCATTAAAGCCAAGATAAACCCCATTTGAATCGTCAACATTAGTTTTAATAAAGGGTATCTCTAATATTTCCCTGTAAAACTCAATCAGTTCTTTCGCATGCTCAGAAAAAATATTTGTGCAGTAGTATCCTGTTATCATCTTTTCACCATTCCATAATCATTTCTCATCGTCTAATATCCCTAAAATTGCTTCCCAAATTCAAATATGACTTACAGTTTTAGTTTATCTTTCTAATTGCGCCGAATACATGTTATACCGATTATTTTAGTGGTTAAATTAACCTTTTTAGAGTTGTATCCGAAATTTTATCATTTTGTTTCAGTAAGTCTCGTCTCATTAAGTTTAGTAAAGATAAATATCTATCAAATTTCTCTTTTGCTTGAACTTCTGTTTGTCCATCATTGGTGAAATTAATATCTCCAATATCTGCCAGCTTCCTAATGATTGGCTCAGTAGAAAATAATATAATTTCTTGTTTGACAGCTATTAACCGCAAATGCAGTTCTTCCCTATTTGCACGTTGACTTGTGGACTGAGAAACGATTACCATAAGTTCTTTATATATTCTGAGTTTTTCTAAAAACAGTTGATGTTTCAAATTTGAACGATGATTCAAAAATATAGAAACCACGGCTACTACTGTTGTTGCAATTACTGCTGCTATAGAAATAATGTCTTTAAAATTCATAATCCCTCCTATAAATTTCTAATTTATCTTTCTATTTATTTCTCACTAATTTCACTATACTCTCATCGGTATGTTGCCCGTCCCGAGAATTTTCCTCGCGGACGAACTCGGTGGTTTCCAGACGCTCGAACGTCTCGATGCCCAGCGTTTCCATCATCTCCTCCGTCATACCGTGATAGAACGACACGGGGCACTTGAATGTCACGCGCTTCACGATGAAATCGCCGCGCTTGATGTTCGCCTCGGGTTCAATCTCCACGCTGTCGATGATGCTGCTGAGGATTTCCTTCTGCCTCTGCGGCTCGTACTTGTCGAAGTTCTCTTGGAACTCGTCCAGCCTCTCGTACACGGTCTGAGTCGTGAATCGGTTCTCCCGTGCGCTCGCCAGCATATCCTCGGCGTCGCACAGCTCGTCTTCCATATCCCCGAGCTCGTCATACAGGGTATCGAGTCGCTCCTGCATATCCTCGTACTTGCGCTCGTAGTTCTTATCTCCCGCATCCAACGCGTCCAGCTTGCGCGACAACATACGGCGTGCCGCCTCGTTGTTCGCTATCGCCTTGTTGATACGCTCGACGTCGGCTTCCAGCTTCTCGATGTCGGTGGAGTCGTCCAGCTCCTCGCGCAGCCTCTGATAGAACACCTCGGAATGGGCGGCACGCTTCACCAGCTCGATGACCTCTCTGTCGATGTACGACTGACCGTACTGCCTCGTGAACGTGCAATCCGGCCCGAAGTGCTTCTTGCTGTACTTGCACGTGTACGCATAGGTGGACTTCCCGAGCGTGCCGTCCTTCTTCACGTACTTAGACGGCGTGACGTTCGCCACCATGGAACGCCCGCAGATAGGACAGCGCAGCATACCCGTGAGAAGGTGCACATGGGCGTCAGGCGCAGCCTCGGGGAACGGGTGCGAGTCCCTCGCGAGCCTCTCCTTGGTCGCCTACCACGTCGCACGGTCGATGATAGCCTCGTGCACGCCATCGTACAGGTCATATTTCTTCTGTATCACAGGCTTGTACTCGTTGCGCTTGCCGGATACCGGCTCCACGCGGCGACGCCCGAACGCGATATATCCCGCATACACGGGGTTGCGCAGCATGTTCTTTATCGTGCCCGGAGCGAAGAACTCGTACTTGCCGTTCCCGCGCGGGGTCTTGCGGTAGCCCTTGACGTTCAGCTCGCGAGCGATGCCGTGGGTTCCCTTGGTCGTCTTCGTGTACAGTTTGAAGATAAGGCGTACGACCTCTGCCTCCTCCTCGTCTATCTCTAAGCACCCCTTGCCCTTCTCGTCCTTGACGAGCTTGTAGCCATAGGGTGCCTGACCGCCGTTCCACTTGCCCTCACGGGCTTTCTGCTCACGTCCCGCTGATGTCTGCACGATGATGTTCTCACGCTCCATCTCAGCGAACGCGGCGAGGAACGCAATCATCATCTTGCCCATCTGCGCCTCTGAGTTGATGCCGTCCTTGACGCAGATAAGGTTCGTGCCGTAGTCCTGCAACAGTTGCAGGGAATTGAGCGAGGCGGCGGCGTTACGCCCGAAACGGCTCAGCTTGAACACGAGGATGTAGTCAACACGGGTTCCGGATTTTATCGCTTCCAGCATTTCCTGAAAGTGAGGACGCCCCGTGATGCTCTTGCCTGAATATCCATCGTCTATGTACGTCTTGAGCACGCGCATATCGTTGAGCTTCGCGTACCTCTCAAGCTCGTACTGCTGGGCTTCGATGGACTCGCCTTGCTCCGCCTGCATCTTGGTAGAGACGCGAACGTAGATAAAACAGGTTTTCACCTTGCCTTGCACTTAGCAATCACCTCCAATATTCATTTAATCAATTATACATTTAATCATTTCAAGATAAAGCCCGCCAGTGACGACGGGCTTGTTCATGTTTCATTACAACCTGTCGCCATAAGGCAATGACTTAATGTAATTCTCCATCCATTGCCAATCAGGTTTGCCGTCAGGTGTTGTGGGGAGGCGAAGCCGTAAATATGGCAGGGTTGCATTTGCCTGTCGCCCATAGTTATAGCGGTACTTATTCGCTTTAATTACAGTCACAAGAAACAACTTTGCCTCATGAGTAATATCATCCTTCGGATAAAGCAAATACAAATCTCGACCACTATAAAACGGCTGTGTTTGCAAAAATGTAGCAAGGACGCTTCCACCACCGGCAACAGTGATAGTACCTGCCGGCTGCGGCGCAACACCCAAAACAGGTTTTACAAAGGCAGAAACACCGTTATTCAACTCTGTTCGAGAAACAAAAGCAATAGCCTCTGGGTCATTCTTGTTTGTTTCGACGCAATTCACAAGCTCAAGATTCACACCATAAACAACGTCAAACAACCTATGGACTTCAAATTCCTTCCACGTACTTGTGTCAATCGAGATGGATGTTTCCTTATTGCGTGTGGATAAAGGTGTGCAATGCAACTCAGGCATCATATCTTTTGCCAGCGGAACCTCTAACTCTCCGAGCGTCCTATCAGCTTGTCGGCCATAGTTATATTTGTACGCATGGCTCCTAATGCATGTCACATAAAAGAGCTTTTCGGTAAGAGTCATCTCTTTCTTTGGAATCAAAACGCCAATCTGATGCGCGACATAGCATCTCTCTGGCTGCAAATGCGCCATCAACACAGACCCTTTCAAGGGCACAGTTATGCACCCAGCAGGATATGCTTTAATGGCATCTTCCTCATGAACACGACCAACTATCCCGTTGTCTTTCTCCTGCGCACTAACAAAATTGATTCCATTCGCATCTGGCACGAGCCACGAGTAAGCCAATGTTTTCGGATACTCGATGTCAAACAATTCATCAATCTTCATACACGACCCCCGTTCTCACCAAATAAGCGAGGTAGTCATTGACCGTCTGCTGGAAATCATTCTCCGTGAGCATCGTGTAATCAGTCTCCATGTATGCCTCGCACAGCCACTCGTCATCGCCTGTGACCATCTGACGTGCGCTAAAGCCGGGGATGACATCACGGTTTTTATACGTATCAATCCACTGTTTCTCGATAGCCGCCCACAGGCTGTCGCCATTCTCATCTATCTGCTCAACGCGCCCGAGGTTTTTGCGCTTCTTAAAACCGTCATCCTTGCAATAGGCGAAGAACGTCTCACGAGCAGCTGACTTATGAGGTGTGCCCACATCGAAGACCATGCAGCATGCGCAGGCACTCGCGCCCGGATAGAACATGTCATCAGGCAATGAAAAGACTGCATCAAGCGTATTGTTCTTGAGAATCGCGTTCTTCATCTGTCTCATGAGCGTACTGTTACCGATGGCGCAAGCCATAGGGAGCAGAACAGCCAATTTACCTTGCATGTCGTTTTCATTCATTTGGTCAAGGACAAACTTGACGAAGTAAAGCCCCTTGGACGGGTCTTGCTTGCTCTTGCCCCATGTCTTAGAAAATGCCTGTGGAACCTGTTTCGCCATAGCGTTATAAGGTGGATTCATGAGCACGGCGTTGAACTTAACGCCATCAGCGATAAAATTCGGCACCTCGTCGAAACAGCTCCCCTGAACAATGTTCGAGTTGCCATCACTATGAATCAGCATGTTCGTTGTGGCGAGCCCGTAGACAAGCTCGTCATACTCGACACCGTAGATATGATGCTTCTTGACCTCGTCTTCCTCAGCTTTCGTATGACAGTCGGCGAGAGCCTGCGTCATTGCACGAACTAGAAAGGAGCCGCTGCCGCACGCCATATCAAGAACCACCGAGTTCTTATTCACGTTGCAAATCTTCGACATGAAATCGGTAATATGGTCAGGTGTAAAAGCCTGATTTTTGTCAGACTTGCCGACATATTTATTGAACGTGATGAAGAACAAGTTGAGCAAGTCTTGCCCCGCCGTGCTCTTATCGTTGATAAACGGGAAAATCTTATCCTTGACGAAATCAAGAACCACGCAAAGATTTTCGCTAGTCATATCGCGGACATCTTGGCTTTTCAAAACCCTCTTATCAATCAGCGTCAGCTTCTCCGCCTTCTTCAAAGAGCCTTCGAGCAGGTCTTCCAAGATGGTTCGAATGCCGCCGATAATCTGCGCACTTTTCATCTTTCGGTCATAGACAAGCCCGTTCTTGATAGCCAAAAGACATGTGCCGACAAATTGAGAACGGAGCTTTTCACTAATGCCATGGCGATGCAGCAACTCGTTAAGCTGATACGTATTGCGCATCACCTCTTCCTTGTTATTGGTATGCTTGGCGTCAAACATCGCTACATACTCAGGCATCGTGCGAATGGCTTCCTCTTTAACGAGTTTCCGGTCGTCCTCTATATCGGACTTCCAAACCGTAATACGGTCATCGGTCGTGTTCGCCACCATCGCGATAATCTTATTGCCGGTGAGACGCTTCTCATATTCAGCGTAAGCGGCAATCTGCTCCTCGACCGTCGGCCATTTGTCAGCGTCGTTCTTCGTCTCAATAAGCAGGGAAACGCCGTCCAGCTCAAAACGGATGTCAAGGAACTGCCAAGAACCCTTACCATGCTTCTTTTTGATAGGTTCGAAATCAAGATTCTTTTCCTTGAATGCTTTCGGGTAGCTGAACTCACCCTTCTCAATATTGGACGTGCAGTATTCACGACCAACGGCATCAATTATCTCGATTCTCTCCATTACTCATCTACCTCCTCGGAATGCTCCGCAATCCATCCGTGGATAATCGCGGCAATCGTCGTGTCCTGCTCCATCGCCATCATCTTGAGCTTCTTCTTATCGCTCACGGTCAGCGACAGCGAAAGAGTGGTGCGCTTCTCCTCAGGCTCCGCAGCCGCACCAGCGACAGAAACCGTCTTTTCTATCTTCTTCTGCTCAGCCTCACGGTCGGCAGCGTACTTCTCAAACATATTCGCCATAGATTAAACCTCCTTTAATTATTTAATCATTTACACAATTATACAATATCTGCTCAAAAAAGTCGAGAGGCAAAATGCCCCTCGACCTGCACTTATTCCATCGGGAACCCCGCAGCATCCCGCACCGTGTTCACTAGCTCCATGGTCGCCCTCGCAGCCTTCCCGCGCTTGTCGTACTCGACCACGGACTGCTCGGCGGCACCAGCCTGCACGAACGCCTCGGACTGGGGCAGCTTCACCACGGTCTGTACGCCTGCCAATCCGTCGAACCACTCCATGAAGTCGCGGGACGCCTTGAATCGGTTCCAGCCGTTCATCACGTAGACGATTTTCGCCTTGCTGTGCTTGAACACGGCTTTTCGCATCCGCATCAGCGGCTCGATGTCCCTCGACGTCGTGCGGGTGGGGATGACCACCACGTCCGCCTCCTTCAGCCAGTCAGCCAACGCCTCCTGCAAGGCTCCCGGCGTATCTACCACGGCGACCTCGGCTCCGTCGACTTCCTGCGTCTGATGCAGCGTGCCTCCCTGCGCGTCCAAATCGTAGAAACTCACGGGGATGCCCGAACGCTCGAAGGAGAACGCAATCTCATCGGCGCACAGGGACTTTCCCACGCCGCCCTTCTGGTTGCAAACAAGTATCGTCTTCATAATCCTTCACCTCATCTTACACATTTAATCATTTAATCAATTATATAAATATTCATTTTCGTTTTCAACTCGGTCAACATCGGTCATTTTTATGCCCGTAACTGGGAGTTTCACGCCCACTTTCGGGTTGTCATGCGAACCCTCAAGCATCGACTTTTCAGGCTTTTGCTCATAAATGAGCGGAAGTCGATTTTTGTCGATTTTCAGGCTCGCTCAGCTGACCAAATCACGCCCAATATTGGACTTTTGACGTCCATTTCGCGCCCAACATTGACCGCTCAGCTTGCATCACGCATCGCCTCGGCTTTCAGCGCACGCTTGTACCGATAGAACTTGTTCTTGTCGATGTCGAGCATCTTAATCAAGTCCTTATCCGATACGGTACCGCCGAAAGCCCTGCAATGCTCCAGCATCTTCTTCTTGCAAGTATCGGATTTCCTCGTGGCGAGCCGCGTGCCTGCCTGACGTCCCAGCGTCTTACCGTTCAGCCGTGCCGTCTCGAGCCCCTGACGGGTACGCTCCGCCAAATCGTCGCGTTCCTTCTGCGCCTGCTCGAACGCAAGCTGCACCTGACGCTCCGCGAGCTTCATCAGATAAGCGTTCACGCCTTCCAGAATCACGTCGACGTCACCGCCTGTCATCGGCACGAGGTTCTCCTTCGCCTTGGCGTACACGTCCGTGTCGATGTACCGCTCGTTCAGGAACACGAGGCTCACGCCTTGCTCGAACAGTTTCTTGTACAACGCGAACCCTTCCTCGGCGTTGCGGCTCATGCGGCTCACGCTGTCGAACACGATGGTGTCACCCGTCTGAACCTTGCGCAGGAGCTTCTGAAACTCCACGCGCGCCGTGGTCTTCGTGCCGGTGAACACCTCCTGATAAATCTTGATGTGCTTATCGAACGCAATCATGTTGCGAATCTGACGGGAAATGTCCTGCTTGTTCGTCGAAATCCGCGCATATCCGTAAATCATGCACTCACCTCCGTGTATTTATTTTTTATCCGCATTTAGACGCGCTTCTTTTCTCATAATTATCCGCCATGCGGAACACCTCCTTTTGTAGACAAAAATCTCACTTCGTTTCGATTGCTTGGTTTTGTAGCAATTTGCTACAACTTGCAAAAGTAGGAACTAGAGCAAGCAGTGACTGCGTGGGTACAAAAAAGCGCGTTGCGCATTTTTGACCCACTTGTCAGCTTGCGAGGGGGCGGCTTCGCCGTCCCCTTCGAACCCCCGTTTTGTCCCTTATGATTCAGCATGTTCTGTCGGACAGAACCACGCGACCGTATGTCGGGGACAGGGACGACTCCCCGTGTCCGCTCATAAGTCGCGTTTTAATCAAAGGGACGGTGCTCGGGATAGGAACCCTGCACACCTTGGGAACCGTGATAGCCGTCCGACGACTCGGCAGGCTTCACGAGTTCACGCACGACTGCGGTCTGCGTGGCGGAAGTGTTCGTTCCCGTGTCCGCCCGTTCAGTGCTTTTGCGTAACGTCTTGACAAACGCGAGCACCTCCTCGGCGGAACCCATGTCCTTCACTTCGGGGAAGACAGTCACGAGCGCATCAGCGTACGCCTTCACCTTCGCAGCCTGCTTCTCACGTCGCAGCTTCTTGGCTTGAGCCTCAAGCTCACGAGCCTTCTTATCAATGTCATCAAATCGCTTAGTTGCCATAGTTAAGTCCTCCTTATATTTTCAATCTATTCGTTACCATCCGGCGTCACTCCGACACCCTCCGCTGCATCTACCGCGAGGGCAGATGCAACACTCGGGTCACGCACCAATCCGCGATAGAACGCCTTAGGTTCCACCATTGCCAACTTCGTGCGGTCTTGTCCCTTGTAATCCTTGTTCATCCATTCCGTGACGTCATACTCAAGAATGAGCAACTCGGGCGAATCCATTCGCTTACCCGGACGAACACTTGAGACAGAATCCGACCACTCAGGGTAGTCGTCAATGATGCTCAGCACGCGGCTCTTAAACGCACGCAGACTCTCCGCTCGGCTCTGGGGCTGGCGGCGAACCATCCAGCACTTATACAGGTCATGCAGGAACGTCCACGGGAGCAAATCCCATGACGCCTGCGGCAGGATGTCCTCACAGAAATCACGGACAGGGTCGTTCACCATGCGGTACTCATTCAATGCCGCAACGCACACCTCAGGGGTGCTCAATTCGTAGTAATCCATGTCATGCAGAACATGGAACAGAACATACTCAAGCACGTCCTGACGATACAGGTAATCGTTCTTGATGTACTTCCGCTCATGACCCTCGAAACGCTTGTTGAACGGCACGACCAGCAGACGGCGGTACATCGACTCGGAGCGGTCGCGCAGCCTCGGGTAGGCGTTCACGCACTGTGTCATGAACCCACGGAAACGCAAAGCTCGCGGGTCTTTGAACTTACGGTTAATCTGGAACGGGTCACCCGTGATAATCGACTTGAGGGCGGACGTGTCGTCCAGATATGTGCTCGTGTCGTTCTCATCGGTGATGATTGCCGAGACACGCATGAGCGGCTCCGAACGGCTCACCGAACGCCTTCAACGTGATAGACGTCCATGCTCCCTTGCCGCAAAGATTGCGCATCAGGGTGCAGTACGTTCCCTTTCCGTTGTTACCCGTCTCGGAATACAGCCATGCGGATTTATTCCAAGATACACCCGGACGGATAGCCGCACCCAGCATCTCCCAAAGGAGCTGCGTGACCTCGGGGTCATCCGACAGGTCGTCCACCCAGCTCACAACATCCCAATCCGTTCCGTCATCGTTATGAATCACGGGGTTCGGAGCGTTCATGACGAAATCGACCCCTGATTTAGTGACAAACACATACGACGGGTCGAAGGGCATCAGAACCTTCTTCTTGTAGTCGTAGATTCCGTTCTTCACCGCAATGAGGTCAGGATTATCACAGCTTTTCACACGCTCGCAATCCACGCGAAGAACGCTCACGACCTCAGCCACATCACGGCTCGTAATCGTGGAATGGTACTCACGAATCAACTGCTCAAGCGTGCCCTGCGACGTATCATAGATGCCTTCCATGTCGCCCTCGGTCTGATAGATTCCGATGTCGAAGTTCCCGTCATCGAAATCATCCATCCAGCACACACACTTCGCACGGTGCAGATGCTTGATGACCTGCGCGACCTGCCATGGCACCAACGCCCGAAACTTGCGAACACGCTCATCCGGTGCCTTGGCGTCAGGATACGCCTCACTCAGCTTCGCATTAGCGGGAGCGTTCGGGTCACGGTCGCCGAGATTGTAGTGCTCGATGGCGTTGTTCGTCGCCTGCAACAGCTCAACCTCAACCTGAGAAGGAGAGGGTGGCATGTCAGGGTCAATCCCGCCCAAATAATCGCTTGTGACGGCTCGCAACATGCCGTTATACGTCAAATCGTAAGATTCCTCTTGAATATCAAACGATACTGTGTTATCATAATCACAGATTGAGTCGCAAGCAGTGTTTGCTTGAGCCGTCCCACTTTCGCCGAGTGGGGCGGTTTTCTTTTTGTCATTCATATGCTTACACCTCCTCAGCCGTTGCATCGTGTGTCAACAGGTACTGTTCGAAAGACTCGCGGTGCACCAAACGACGACGCACTCCAATAGCACGCGTGACGAACGTACAATCAGGGTCGCTCATAAGCTCTTGCACACGAGTGATTCCCACCCCAAACAAATCCGACGCCTCGGCAGCTGTCAGAAACGGCTTCTTACCTAATGCGTTCAGGTACGCCGCGTATTCATCCATCGTCAGCTCGTTGCCTCCGATAATCTGTTTCTTAAATCCCGCATTCGGGTTTGCATTCGGTTTCATACCAAAATCCTCCTTTTACTTCCCTGAACACCTATAAACGCAAAAAAGCGGCGAACCAGTCACAGCATTTAGCTGAAAACTGATTCGCCGCTCGTCACGTTCGTGCGATTCATCATCCTACGGATGATTTAGACGCTGTTACCATCCCGAACAGGCTTGTCAGACTTGTACGGTCTCGAAAGGCAGTGCCTTTCATCGGTTTCCTCACGAGCTTTCGCTCGGTCATAGGCTTTCATATCGCGAATAGATATTCAATTTTCTTATATTATATCGCAGCATCTTATAGTTTGCAATACATTTTTCTGCGTCACCGCAGGTCAGAGCCCCGTTTTGCCCCCATTTCCCCTCATATATGAGCGGAAATACACCCAAAATATTTTTCAAAACGGGTACGCGAGGGAGAGAATCACCGTCAATTTTGGGGTCGCTCGAAGGGTCGAAATCAAAAGTGCAACATACTTTTTCCCTAGTTTCAGGGGCTTCCAGAGCGACGCCCAAAAAATGTTGCACTTTTGTTGCACATTTTTTTCGAAAGTGCAACGCCTTTTTTCCCTAGTTTCAGGGGGAGTACGGCGAATGTTGCACATGTGGCACATAAATCCGAGTTATCTATATATACACGTGAAAGGGATATATTTTATTTTTTCCTCGCGCCTGCGTAATATGAAAAAAAGTGCAACATCTGCCACATCAAGCTAGAACCCCCTTGTTTCAGGCAAATTTTATGTTGCACATACGATTTTTTATCTGCCACAAAAGTGCAACATGTGCAACAAAAGTGCAACATCTGCCACACGCACCTTTTTTTCACCCGCAAGCGATATGAAAAAAGTGGTACATCCCACGGATAGCACCTTAATTCAGGCGATTTTTATGTACCACATAGCGATTCCCATGTGGTACATCTGCCCTTTTCCATGTACCCCGGTCTATAACCCCCACCCGCATCGAGCGATAGCGAGATGCACACTTGACCCATGACATCACGTTCAAATCCGTGAACGTTACGTTCATAATCCTGAACATATATGTTCAACCCGTCTGAACATATCCGACTAATTCCACTCAGACGCCCTCAGAGCCGTTTTAAGGCACGAAAAAGCCCGAAGGGTACACAATACCACTTCGGGCTTAAAACGTCTTAAAACACAAATAAACGCGTCTCGTGATTCTATTTTCCCATCATACCGAAGTGAACGAACGCGTCGATGATTGCCTCGCGCTTCTCCGGTGGGCAGTTCGGGCGTCGCCCTGCTTCCATGCCCGCCTCTTTGTAGCTGAACTGCTTCTCGAGCCCGCACTCCTCCTTCACCGTCGCGATATACAACGGCGACACGTTCAGCCCGTGCGTCGCCTTCACGTACTCCTTGATTTGCTTGTACGTGGGATGCTTGACGGTCTTGCCGCCTTCCTGCATCCCGAGCTCCTCGGGCGTGATGTCGACATGCACGTATCGCTTCACTTCTTTTTCTCGGGATAAGAGACATACCGTCTCCACATGGCACGATACGTGCTGATTGATGTCAGTTTTCGGGAATCGATCCAGAGTAATATAGAGTGTTGCAAAATATCTCCGTTTGTTTACGGAAACATATCTACAAATTCTGTAGCAAAAATATCTTGATACATTTCGCTATCCATATCACAGCCTGAACCTCGCCCGTCCACGGGAAAAGTTCAACTTTTTTATTCGTTTCTACTATTATAGTGATTCCAATAGAAAAGTCAAATTTGACGCAGAACTGCCATCGCCTCAACCTCGTCTGTTCTTTGTACAGAGAACAGGTCAACTGCTATTTTTCGCCCCGACTGATGGCTCAACTTCCATGCACTCGACCTTAATTGGAACTATCCGGATTTTCCGGATAGTTCCACAATCATCTCTATCATCAGACTAATTACGCTTGCTCATCCTTAGCTACCGGAATGTACACCATCTTCAAAGGAATCATCTTTTTGTACTTATCACTCAGATCGTGATAGTACTTCAAAATCAAATCTACAAGTTCAGTTCCATTGATTCCACGTATAATAGGTGTGCTGTCCAGATACTTCTGAGCGTTCTTCGTATAATTGGACAGCGTCACGAATAGTCCATAGTCGCCCTCTCGCATCGCACCTTTCAGAGACTGGATGGTTGCTTCCTTAATATCACTATCCTGACTCTTTACCTGTACCAGAATACGAGGTGGCAGCTCATCTTTATATGCTGTAATATCGATACCGCTGTCTCCGCCATGTGCAGAAACCGTGGTACGATAACCCATAGCTCTTAACAAATCAGCTACGAACTCCTCCAAGTCATATCCTTTAAGATTCTTGCTCAGTTCCTTCAGGATGAAGTCTCTCGTTGCCTCTACAATCTCATCGGCTGTAGCACCAACGCTCTCGTCCTCGTCTAGTCCGGAAGTCATGGCATTTTTCTTAAATCCCTTATCTAGTGCCGCAAGATACTCATCTGCATAATTCTTTACTGCGAAGAATGACATTGCTGAACCAACTTCATACAGTGCACCCTGGGAAAACGAGGTTCTTGGCAGATGTTTTAACCATTTTACTTTATGCTGCTGTACATATTCTGCTGCTTCCGGATGATATTCGTATCCACCTTCAACCACACCGATATTTATCTGACGGTCAATCTTTGATGGAAATACAACGTAATCGCCAATCCCGACCTCATGTGTAAATCGATATAACATACCAGCACCGTTTGCGATGCTGCCCTTCTTGGCATCTGGATATACTTCTGTATATTTTTCCTTGAAGGCATCACGGTCAGCCTGAATCAAACTCAAGTCACCCATGTCCTTCCAGCCAATAGCTATAACATCCTGATGCAGAAATAAATTGTCGTCTTTTGTATGGATACCCCATATTCTTTTTTCTTCGCTAGGCATATCTCTGCACCTCCTTACTCTACACCCAGTGCTTTGAAAACTGCGTCCTCCGCACTGCTATAGAAAATCAAATTAAAACTTCCAATCAGGTCTGCTGGTACAGTTCCAAGCTCTGCTGCCGATGTAATTGGCAGAAGCACTCTCTTTGCACCACTGTCCAAACATACCTGCAATGAATTTGCCAGCTCATCTACTTTCATCATTGTTCTGCTGATACTAATTTCACCAAGTACAGCAAGGCTGCTGAGTGTTGGTTTACCAAGTGCAATGGAACACATCGCAATCAATGTAGGAAGGGCTAGCTTTCCTGTCATGCCAATGCCCTGCAAATCCTGATAATTAATAATATAGTCTTTTGTTGTAGTACTTATAGAACCACTGATACGGTTTCCATTTGCTTTCAAGAAGTTGAAAGCCGTATTTGTGGATTCTTTTGCATCACGATCACTACCAATACCTGTTCTCTCAAACTTCCCATTACCCGGAAGCATCTGACTCTCTAAGCGAAATACACCAAGCATGCCACTCTTGCCCTGAGAAACAGTATAAATCTGTCCCGGATTGCACATTCCTTCTGGGATGAGCTTACCACCACCTTGCTCAGGAACAGAAACATAATGTTCTTCAAAGGTCTCATTATCTATGTAGGAGAAGTTTACATCGTAGAACTCCATGCCTCCCAGCTTCTTCAGCTGCTCCTTAACACGGCGACGCATCTCCAAGGAAATCTGGAGAACTTCTTCTACTTCTTCTTTTGTAAAGCTTCCATCCGGATAGAGAAGCTTCAGATATCCATCTGCCATTCTACGCACAGCAATAGTATCTCTCTGGTTGAGATTCTTGCCGAGACGGAAATAATGGTCAATAGCATCACCGTACTGCTCTTTACGCAGCTCACGAATGAACTCTGCAAGATAGTCACTGATAAATCCATAATCATTTGTAAAATGCTCCGGACGGAACTTCGGGATTTCCCATCCTGGCAGATAGCAATGCATACGGTCAAGAAATGCAGTATCTGTTCCCATCTCTGGAGGGAACGGGTCAAATAGACTCGAAGTCTTCAGAAGTACATCTACGCTCTGATTGATATTACCAACAAACACCATAGAAGCGGATGCTGCCTTTTCTTCCTTGCCTCGTGCAAAGGAACCAGAAGCCATGTAATCTTTCATAATCTGCACGCCATCTTTATCCTTGAAACGAATGCCTGCAACTTCATCAAAAGCTACGCAATCCCATAATCCAACCAAGCCCACAGTCTTACGGCCCATGTTATAAAACAGGTTTGCTACTGTAGTTTGGCCACCGGATACAAGGATACTGTTCGGAGAAATCTCCTTATAAAGATGCGACTTACCAGTGCTTCGAGGACCCAACTCACAGAGGTTGAAGTTGTTCTCAACCAGCGGGATCATACGAGTCAAAAGAAGCCACTTCTCACGATATGTCAATTCGTCTGGCTCCATACCAATAGAACGCAGCATAACATCCAACCATTCCTCCTTGGTAAAAGCCTGACGTCCCCTCTTCAAATCCTCGATATCGATATGAGGCATCTGAATTGGAGTCAGCTTACGAATGCTGATTGGAGAGATGTCTTTCTGCTTTTTCTGCTTTGACTGAAGTGTATTTCCATCTGCGTCGATGATTCCGAAGTTATTATCGCCTTCGGTCTCATAATCCAGCTGAACAATACACCAGATACCGCCGCAAAGAAGTCTGTCGTACTTTTCCGGGTATTCATCCGCGATGGGAATATTGGCTAATCCCAAATTGGAAAACTCCGCAAAGAAGCAGTCCTTCTTAATGTCCAATCGTACCGTTACCATGTCAATGATGGTATGACTACCTCGACTTCTAAGACGAGACAATACCTTCTGCGCTTCATCCGGTCTTACAAAGTTATCGGCAAGGATACGCTTTACATTCTGCACACCCTGCTCGATAACCTCATCATCATCTGAACTGCAGTATTGCCCCAGCAGGAACTCAAGGACATAAACTGGCACATTTGCACCTTCCTTAATTTTCTTAGTCAGATCCTTTCGGACAATCTTACCATCAAAGTTTTGACGCAGTTTGTCCTTTATAATTTCACGAGAGCTTGCGCCCACTTCAAGATTGTCACTCATTACTGCTCCTTCCGAGCAAGCCCTTAGCTGAAGAAATTAAACTCATCTACCGCAAATGCGATATCAATCTGGAACTCTTCTTTTTGTGGCATCTGCAGACCTGTTTCATCTGCGATGACTAAGTAGTAGCTTGCTCTATTATCATATTTCAGTGATTTCAGATTGAAGCTGCAGCGGAATGTTCGCTCCTGTCCATTGTCACTGGTCTTATCTGCGATAATCTTTGTTGTATCACTGATCTGTTTTCCATTAGAATCGACAAAGTACAACAAATAGTTTGCTGCGCTGCGGTTATCGCCAACTGCATCCTTCTGATAGAAGTTCAACGAGAATATCATATTGCTGATTTTACGGCTTGCAGAAAGAAGTCCTACTTCTACCGGCTTCGTGTCATACTTGGCCTTATTGCGCTGATAAGCCTTGGAATCGTTACGAAGATAATGATATTCAATAACAGGAACCACCATTTCCTGAAGGCTGATACCGCCGTGCACGAAATTGAGTCCGCCACCCTTTTTCTTAATACGGACACTTTCTCTCGGTGCAAATGCATCATAACCATCATCCATAAACTTTACTGGAAGCAAATAATCCGGAGTTGCTCCCTTACGGGTAATCAGATAACGACGGTCAATCTCTACATCCTGCTCACTCGGTGTTGTCTTATCCACCTTGGCTTCCTCAGACAGAGGACTGTAGGTATAGAGGAATCCGTGGTCAGCGGTAATGTAAACACGAGTACCACTGAACTCATTACGTATGATTCTCACAATATTTTTGATTTCTTCGATTGCATCATCGCATGCGGGAAATACCATGCTATCAGAAGTATGGCTTGCCTCATCCACCTTATCGTGATAGATATAAACGACATCTATACCCTTAACCAATGCACTTCTTTCTGCACGCTTCATCGGTGCAATATCTTTATATTTCAAGGCTACGCTATTGCTGTTTGTAGCCTTAAGAACTTTATCGCGATTGCCTGCGTCCGTAGACATTCCATCTGCCAGAATCTGCAGATCACCGTTACTGCGCTCATTGATGGACAATTGCTTGTGTGGAAGCAATGCAGCCATACCAAACTTTGTGACGGTCGGGAAAATACCTGCACAAGAGCCAAGAGAAACCTTGCTCTGCGTCTCACGACGAAGCTGCTCTGCCAGAGATGCTGCCACTTCATAACGGAAAGCATCTGATATGATGACAAATACACGATTATCTTCGTTCTTTACCTTTTGGTTATAGAAATCCACCTGCTGTGGCACTTCCATGATGCGTCCATATTTCTTCAACTCATCTGCACAGGCATCAGACCAATTGTTACCCAGCTCACCAAGGAACCAATGTGTATAAAGGCCTTCCACCTTATCAGTCACCTGCTTGAAAAGGTCATCCAGATGGTCGTTGCCCACTGTCAGGCTCTTTCCAAACGCTAAGTGATAGTGGCGATAATATGTATCCATACGGTAGTAATCTTCTGTGTACTCTTTCCAGATATTCCTTGCCTCTACGGTATGGAAGCCTGCAGAGTGTTCCAAGAAGAACGCCTGCATTTTTGCTACCTGAAGAATACCTTCATAGTAGCATTCCACATCATCGTACCACGCCAGCGTTCGACGTTTCTCGACCGTGTTCATGATCATATCTACATTGATAATATGATTGCTGATTTCAGTCATGAGCTGCGTTAGAATGCATTCATTAACGCAAGGGAACACCTCGGTGCCGACCAAGTCATCCAATGGTACCTGCTTGAAACGCTTTCTGAGGATGAGTTCCTCTTCCACATTTCGCAGAATTTCGACAAGTTCCTGTCTATTATCTCCTGAAATCCACTCAGATACGAAGTCATAACACCACGCCTGATGCGGTGTGGAAATAAAGCTATCGAGGCCTGCCAAATACTCCATACGAAGTGTTCTGGTCGTAGCTGTAAGAAGGATGTGTATCACCAACTTCTCGATGGTGGAATCTTCTCCTTCAAAATATCCGGTCGCCTGTTTTACAAGTGCCCAGAAAGGTGCCTCGGCCCCGTAGTTCACAAGGCTCTGGAATACCTCATTGGACTCCATTTCAGGTCCACCACCGACGACAGCTTTTACAATGCTGTTAGGCTGAGCATCATCGGTACCGCAAATAGCAGCCATAACAGTAAGATGCATCTGTGATGGTGTACTGATTCCTTTATTCAGCTTTGCGAATGCTGCTCTTCTGGTCTGTGCTCCGAAGAACTTCTTATAGACCTTTACCAGCCTACGGAAGTCTGGAGTGGCCGGAAGGTCAATCTCATTCATCCAAATAGAAACCAAGTCGGCCCTGAACTCTTCACTGTAAAGTTCAATATTCAGAAGCCAGTTGTCTTCCTGTGATTCATAGGAGATTGGACTGTAAACCAAATAGTTGCTGGTGGTGTCATCCACATTCAACAACTTCTTGGCTGCAAAATTGTTGGTACCCGTAAGCACCAGCAGCTTTGCGTTGTCCACCTGAATATCATCCAGCTTGTCCTCAAACTCTCTATCCTCGTCATACCAGAAGATGATACGACGCTTATAAAACTCCGGCAGCGGTGCAGCGAATCGCTTATTCAAATCTCGGATTATTGTATCTAAATCCATACTGGCCATGCTGCCACCTCCTTATTTAATCTTAGCCAAGACATCCTTGAATATCTCGTAATTCTTCTTCACACCATCGTCAAGGTCGATTGAAATCATCTGGTCAGCCAAGTGATGGATTTTTTCTTCATACGCATGAATTTCCGTGGCTTGGTCATTCAGTGTTTTGAGCTGCTTATTCAACTTCACTCTTTCACTGGTAGATGCATTTGTAATACGTGTCTCCAAATCAGTAATCGCTGTACGATAACGAGACTGCTGCTCATGAACATAATCGGTACGAATACGAGCAAGGGTATCCGGTTGATAGCGATGCATATAAATCAAGCACTTAAAGCCATTCTTTTTACCAGAATCGAACATCCAGTAAATTGGTCGTTTGCCCGAAGTTCCAAAGGCGTAACTCGCACAGTGGTCAGAATAAAAGTCATTTAAAAAATAACGTCTAAGAATTTCCTTTGGAGTACCTTTTCCTCCTAATGCATCAGCAATAAACCGTAAATTCTCGCTAAGGTTATCTTTTCCATATAAAACTTCAATAAATTGAACAAAGCGCCCTACAATATCATCTTCGAAATACTCATCATCGCTTATTGGCAAAATGTTATCATCGTCTATTTCAAATGTTTTATACTTTGCCTTATCAAAATCTCCTCCTGCAAATGCAATTCCATCGGTGTCAAGAGAATATCGTCCAAACATACATCCAACAGCATACGAAATCAAAGACCGAATGTCTCTCTGCAAGTCAGCTCTGCTTACGGTTACATTTTTCTCTTCGACAGTATCAGATACTTCTGCCTGAACATTATACAATTCTATGAAGATGCGATTAAGTTCTTCTTCGTTGGCCTTCATCTCAAAAAACCTTGCATCACAGGTTTTTTCCCACTCATTATAAGCATCTGATATCAAAGAGCCGTGCGCAAGCGGATGTCGCTGGAAATTCCATGAAAACTCAAAACTATCCCAGTCTTCTTTAGATAACACAATATTTCTTTTTACCAAGGCCTCAATTCTAGAATTTTCTAACATCTGGTCTTTTATTGGTAATGAAGCAATATGACTTCCTTCATAATTTAAGGTAGGCGATAATATGCTAAGAATACTATTCGCAACATTTGAATTTAAGAAGCCCATCAGCTGATATAAACCTCTATTTGAATAAAGACACGCACCTGCAACATCAAAGATTGAACCTACTGGTCTGTATCTAAATGCAATTGAACCTGACGATATTTTAGACCAAGTAGCACATGGCAAAAAATAATACTCCGTATTAGGCACTGTTGATCTGATATGTCCTTTATCATCAGCAAAATTTTTTATTTCAAATCCTGAGTTTTCCCAATTAACAACACAATCATGGTTTCCATACCATTTGCGATATTTTCCACCTTTGTTATACGGTACCCATTTTTTATTCTTACTCTGAACTTCCTCATCAAACTTAGCATCAAAAATCTCTTTATTAATATCTACTTCATACCAGAGCCTTAAAAACTTATTATTGTCTGCGGTTGTCATTCCTAATCGAGTAGTCCCCCTATCGACAACCGATGGTTCATTTTGGAAAGCATTTATGATTTCCTCACTAAAGCTATAAGTAATAGGATGTCCGGGAATCGCAAGAAAGCTTTGCTTTAAAGGATAATAATAGTTATCTCTATTGAAAAATTCTATTTCCTTTTCATCTCTTCGGCCATAGCAGTATTCCACCAGACGTACTGCTGTAATTCTTTTATTGATATTTGACGCCCTATTGACCCATGCTACAATTGGGTTATGTCCAACTTTTCCTTCAAATAGCTCCGTTCCAAAATCCACAATTGAATCAAATGCATAACCATTTAAAACATAGTCACGAAGCTTTTCAAATCTAGACAAAAACATCCATGAGTTTGTGGTGATAAATGCTAAAAATCCATTAGAGCACAAGAAACCATCGAGTGCCTTACGGAACATAACCATACTGAGGTCTGATTTTTCCTCTAAATAATTCTTTTTAACAAATTTATCAAGTTTACTTCCAAAACGAGAATTACCCAAATATGGAGGATTAGTGGAAACAACATGGTATTTTTTCGACAAAACTTCAGCAACTTCGACCATATTTTTTAACTTTAATGCTGCTTCTGAATAAATCGACATCACACTCTCATTCTTAATCTCATCAAAACGAGCATAGAGAGTATTCCAATCTTGCTGGCTAATTGTAAGGATAGAACCATATTCCTTTGCATCATGAAGCTCTGCAATAATGGTATCCATTGCTGTCTTTAGCTTTACATCACTATTACAGAAGTATTCCACTGCATACTGGTCCACATAGTTACTTTCTGCAATGGCGTAAACATGCGGTTGAACCTTACGACGAAAGAATCTCTTATCGTACTGGCAGGCTTTCATCATAACGGAGAAGTATGCCAGCTGTGCTGCACGGTCATCGATATCCAATCCATAGATGTTGTTTTCTACGATACTTGCAACTGCAGTTCTGGTATCAACACCATAAGCCTCATAAATCTGAACGAGCACATCAAACATATAGGCCAAAATGTGGCCGCTGCCGGAGCAAGGGTCGATGCACAGAATATCTTCTGGTTTCAGAGCTTTATACTCTTCACGAATGGACGCAAGCTGATCCTGAACAACTGACTCCTGCTTTGCCTCTTCCAGATAATACTTCCACTGAGATTTCAGTTCATCATCTGGGTGCCCTTCCAACCAAATATGCCCCAAAGAGTTTTCTACCATGTACCTGACGGCCCAATCTGGAGTAAATATTGTTGTTGCTGCAGGAATCAATTCCTTCGGAAGCCTGCTCTTTGACATAGTGCCATCATATACAAGTTCATTTTGTTCAATATTATAGTATTGATACAACCATCCAATAATCTGAACGGCATCCTTCCAATCTTCCTCCGGTATCAGTTCAATCATCTGCTGAACAACACTACCTTCACGAAGAAGGTTGTCAGGAAACAAAAGCTCGGTGTAGTCTGCAATCTTCTGGAACATACCCGGAAGCACGCTATTGAGTGCATTGCACTGGGTAATCAGAAGATACTTATACAATTCATCATTGTCATTGGCTTCCTTATAGGCATAGACTTTCTCCATATCGAGTCCATCCAGCTCCATGTGAATTGCCTCAGTAAGAATCTGAGGCTTAAATGCATTGTTTTCATCTGTGAAAACACGCACTCTACTAGGGAGATATCCATTGACCTCCATGAATCGCAGTGCGGAGAAACGGTTAAACCATGTGTAGGCAACCTCCTCCATAACCTGCTCATATCCTTTTTCTTTAATCTGCGCAATCAAGGCAGCTCTCTGCTTCTTCTCGGTAGAAGAAAGCAAATGCCCATTGACGCTATCGTCATTTGGATTTCCGATTTCTTTATCGGAAATACCGTATTTCAACGCCCTCTGGCTCACACGGGAGATTAACTCTCGGCGAGCCTCTGTGGCGAATTTTTTTATCGCATTCTTGTTCATAACGGTCTCCTTAGCTTAATTTGATTCCGTCGCAATCCTTCATCATTGCAGTGAGGTATGCTCTCATTCTTTCAACGTAGGCATCGATATCTTCCTGACTCTCAAGAGTCTTAGAAGGGAATGCCGCCTGACGGTATACATTTTTGATAACCTTCTTTGGAGCTGGAGGAGTTACTGCTCCACCTTCTTTCGGTTTGACGGTTGGTGTAACTGGAGTCTTTGGATGAACGATACCATCGATTTTATCGACTGTGTCATCCTTATATCCCCACATCTGAGGTACCAGACCATCAAGAAGCTGCAGGCTTTCCAGCTCTGCCACTCTTGTCTTCTGCTGATCAAAGAATTTATCAGCACGCTCAGATATTGCTCTGGCATCATAAACATCACCGGCAAGAGTATGGATTTCTGACAAGCACTGACGGATGATTTCAAGAATCTCTGCTCGCTTTGCTTCGAGAAGCCTTCCGTGGCCCTCACGAACAGTATCCATCAATCCGTTCAACTCAGGGATACGTCTGTAAACGCTACTCTGTCCGGCATCCACTACGGTAATCTTACGAATCTGATTCAGTGCCTGATTTGCCTCCTCTTCCTTCTGAAGATAAGAGAGGTCGTTTCTCAGCTCTGCTTCCATACGAACTGCTGCATCGAACACCTGCACCTGATTCTTGAAGAAACCTTCAACGCTCTGCATGTCATCCTTATTATCAAGGAGGCTGTCTTCCTCCTTCAGAAGTCTGTCAATCAGAGCTGTATTATCCTTGCGCTGAGAAAGTACACTTTCCATTAGGCTGAGAGCTTTTGTCACAAGGTGATGGTCAGGATATTTATGACCCTCATAACGTTCATTCAGCTTCTCATAATGAGACTTCTGTTCTTCAAACTTCTCAACAATATATCCAACTAGCCCGTCTTCATCATCCGGTACGTCCATTACATCGAAGTATTCACGCAGCAATTCTTTGACGGCACGCATCTTAGTTGCCGTAATGATCTGACGCTTAGAGATGCTTGTTCTGCCAATCTCACTCTTCTTACGAAGCATATCCGGAAGTTTTGGATTACCCGGCTGGATAGTTTCGCCACCGTACTTAACCGTGACCTTCTGGTCGTAAATCAGCATCGCAGCCACAACCGCAATGTCGATTTCCTTCCAGCCATAAGGAATCGCCTGATAGCGGCTCTGTACATCTGCCATAGAAGTAGGAAGTTTTTTGGCGTCCTGCATTTCCAAATATTCTTCCATTTTCACTGCGGCGTCATGGTTTTCTTCCATACCAGCCATAACACCATTCAGATGGTCACCCTGCAGTACTGCCAATATATCAGCGTCTGTATCCGCATTCTTTGTAATAAGACCAAGTTCACTATAAACATGAGTAACTAAATATTCCAGCGCTTGATCCAGCTTGCTCTTAGCATCTCCACCCTTAACTTCAATACGTTCTCCATCTACATAGAACTCTGCATCAACGATTGCCTTCTTCAAATCTTCCTCTGCAGATGCTTCGTACTTGTTAGCCTCATCCTGATGATTTCGAATGATGTCCTGTACGGACTTCGGTAGCTGTGCTACATTACGCTGCTTTACATATTTACGCACTTTCATTGCTTTTTCCAATGACTCATAATAAGGTGTTTCAGCAAGTACAACGATCGCCTGATTTTTAGACTCTGTCATAAGACGAAGCTCACTCTTCTCAACAGTGTCTGTTGCTACCGTCATGATGCGAAGTCTCATACCACCGGTTACGGCACCAATGCTTGTTGTGTCTACCATCTGATCAAATGGGAAATCGTACTTTCCGTGACGGTATTTCTTTGTTGTATAAATATCAGCAAAAATCATCTGGCCAATACGCTCCACGATTGCAGAGGTATCGACCTGAGTATTTTTGTAAATGTCTCTTTGAATATCCTGTTCTTCATCAGTCAGGAAATTATAAGTGTCACCGGTTCTTCCGATGTAGTTCTGACTAAGCAGACGGTCGAGACTGCCACGTACCTTTTCGCGCATCGTAATCTTATCCAAACGAATATCATCCGCCATAAGGATAACAATGTTATCAATGTTTGCCGGAATATCATCGACATAACGGATAAGATACAGGAGCTTTAAAACGTCCACATCCTGCTGTTCAATACCATCACCGTTGTCTGCTGCCTTCTGGCAACGCTCAATAACACGACGAATAGAACTGTCAAGGAATGTATGTACGGTATCGTAGAAAAGATAGAACGGTGCCAGTGCATACTCGTCCTTATCCTGAATCCTCTGTGCTGCCTCTTGGAATCCGGAAAGCATCGAACGTTCACCACCGGAAAGGTGTTTACCAGAGTTACCATGTTTACGGATTTCAGCAAATACCTTCTGCATGATAATGAACTGGTAAGGTACGAACGGGAAGTTTCTGGCAAAGTCCTGCGGACCGGTATATCCCTTAATGTCCAACATTGCATCAGTAAAGCTGAACAGGTTACGAAGAACGGAATCATTCTGGCTATATATCTGTTCCAATGCCGGTTCCACTTCAGGCTTTTTTTTCAAAATACGTTTCTGGATAACTTCGTCTGCGGAAGAAGAAGTCAGCGAAAGTCTGGTCTTGAAACGGGCCTGAATACGAGAAAACTCATTTTCACGAGCCTTGATGATTTCATCGATAGCTTCCTGACCGGTACAAACAACCCAAATCTTACCGCCGCACTCACTGCCGATTTTCTCAACAAGAGACTGCAGGTTAATAAGAAGGTCTGTATCGCCACCTACATACTGGCCAACCTCATCGACCATAAATAGCAAACGGAAGTCATCCGGTTTATTGTCCACATAATCTTTCATCTCAGAAACAAGCTGTGCGATGCTGGTCTCTACGGTCTCGGTTCCATTAAACCAGTTACGTGCAGCATCCTCGCTCATACCGAGAACCTCTTTCAATGTATCAACAACATCGTCTTCAAAGAAAGCGAAGGCATCTCTTGACTCAAGCCAAGGGCCACCATTTTTCTCCTCAAATACACGACGGAACTCTGCTGTCTTTCCACGTTTTTCGATGAACTGCTCCAGCTTTGCTACCTTAAGATTCTCCCCATAAAAACCAAGGTAGTTATAGAACATCTTTGCAAAAACACGAAGAACAGCAGTCTTGTCCTTGTTGATGGAACCCTCAATATCGATATTGAAAAGGATAGTATCCGTATGACCCTTAGTAACGGAATCAATCAACATGAATGTTGCCGGATCATCCTCAAATTTTTTACGAAATCGTTCTACGGTACGAACACCCTGTACCTCCTGATTAGCAAGCAGGTAGGAGAGCATTTTCAGGAAGTGAGATTTACCACTTCCAAAGAACCCGGAAATCCAAACACCAATATCTGCAGTGCCTTCATGAAAGGACTCTCCATAGTTATTAAAGAAAGTAATGAAGTGCTTCTTCAAATCTCTGGTGATGACATACTCATCCAATTCCTGAACAAGAACATCAGTAGCATCTTGGTCTACTTTAACGACGCCATTGATTTTACGATTAATATCCTCTTGGAATAATTGTTCAATAACCATTGCTGTTCCTCCTTAAATCACATTGAAAGCTCGGTAGTAAGGATTTTTCTTCAGGCGATTGAAAAGCTGCACATCACGGCCATCATAATTGCCTGGATAGAACACCAGAATCGGAACATCTGGAAATTCTGGCTGCATCGCATTTAACAGGTCATGGACTCTGATAAACGGAAATGCATCTCCCACTCCTGTAATGACAAGTACGTCACCAGCTTCATGTGGTTCATATTTCATCTTATTTACAAAAGCTGTATTATTAGCCATACGGCTCATCTGGTCTCGGATAAATTCTTTACCTTTTTTCTCTTCCATCGCAGGTATTGTTTTTGCGATGCGCTTATCTTCACAGATAGAAAGAAACACTTCATATAAGTTATGTTCTATCAGGTGACAGTTCATTGACTGATCTGTCATAATCTGCTCGATAAAATGTCTGACCATCATCTCATCGGATGGGTCATAACAGAAGATTCGTATATTTACCTCATTGCTTAAACCTTTGCCTTCAAGAAACTCTGGCTCCTGCATTAAGGCTCTGAGGTTATCTAGTCTTTCTTTCAATTCACTCACTTGGGCCTACCTCCTTACGAAAAGCAATTGAATGCAGGAAGAGCAATCTCATCACCATTTTCACGGATTGCATTCTCAAGTACAGGCTGGAGCCATACCGGGTTGAGCTTTACAGATTTAATATTATCAATGTATTCATTTTCCACCAGTATTTTTGCGATTACCTGTTTCAACTTGGTAACCGTAGAATCACTCCATGTGGCCACCCAGTCATCCTGCTCCTGCAAGCGCAGGAAATAGCTATTCAAGTCTATCTTGCCGAAAGTAGTGTCCGATAATCTGTACTTCTCACCGATGACGGTAATCATGAAATCCCAAATCAAGCGGTACTGTTTCATCATGGCATACAAACATATCTGCTTTGCTACATCGGATGGCTGCGTTGCGATTGCTGCAACTAAAGAATTATCACCAAGTGCCTCTAATCTTCTCAGGCAAGCAAGCGCCATCTTTCGCACCGACTTTTCTGTCGGATACTGAAATAAATTATCTGAAATAATACGCTCTACTACTTCTTCTGAGCTGCATCCCTCATGGAGCAACTTGGCAGTAGTTCGCACTTCATAAAATAAAAATTGTTCTCTTGTTATGGCAGCATTATATGGGCTCGCTGCCTGTAGGGCTACTTTGTTATTTTGCTCCATCCAAATCCTCCTAACGAATTTTAATCTTCGTTATTCTTAGTTTCTTCATCTGGCAAAGTTTCTAAAATATCACTAATCTGACAATTCAATGCCGTGCATATTCTCAAAAGCACATCTGTAGTAATATTGTCTCCTTTACCCAGCTTTGCCATTGACGCTGTGCTTATTCCACTAAGTTCTCTCAATTCTTTTTTGTTCATGCCTCTATCAATAAGCATTTTCCATAACGGATTATAACTGATACGCATCTGGTACCTCCATTTATTATGACTCCTCAATCACACCAGTTTCTGTAGCAATTTGTTTCTCTCTTGCTGCTTTCTTTGCCCATGACCATCCAAATAGTTCTCCTCCATTTTCATGAAGCTCAATAACCTTAGTCGAATGGACAATGTCACGTGTCACATCATAAAATGTATCTTCTTTATCAAATGCAATAAAAATCTGCTTTTCACTCTGGTTATATAGCTCCATGATTTTATCTATCGGCAAGTCTGCAATATTTTTGAAAATATTAGAATCATGTGCTATAACTGGTAGCTCCGTGAGCCGTAAGAGTGCAAGGTCAAAAATAATTAATCCCTTGAAGTTTGTGCCTGCTCCAGTATCGTCCTCAGTCCAAAATTCATAAGTTGGCTTTCCACTTCTAGAATTTCCAAATTTTATAGTAGGCGCATAGCGTTCACCATTATAGATATAATCGTTTAGACGAGTCATTTCCTGATTGATACTTGTTTCAACTGCCTGAAGCTGTGTTTCACGGACATCTTCAAGTTGAACTTTTGCTTCTTTTTTCTCTGTTTTTAGTTTGGCGGATTTGTCATATCCTTTATTTTTTGCAACTAAAATATCTATTTGACGCTGAATCTCAACCACCCTATCCATAAATTTTTTAGAGATCGTCACCGGTATTCCAAGTTTCCTTTGCGATTCTTGAAGCCTTACCATTTCAGCCGAAATAGCATCAATCAATATCTGAAGCTGTGCTATCTCATCGCCCATTTCCTGAGAAAGGATGTGCTGCATCTTGTCATGAAAATGCTCTATTTGAGATAGCTTCTGGACATCAACATCAGGAAAGAACTCGGACAGCTCCGATAAATCTTCCTCAACTGGAACAAAACCTCCCGACATATTTGCTTTTACAGCATTTAGTTGCGATACAAGTCTACTGCGTCTTCTTTTCAGAACTGTCAGCTGGCCTCTAATCTCAGATGCTTTATCCAGATTGTCCGTTTCTTCTTGGGATAATTTAGCATCCTCTCTGTCCATCAACTTTTGTAATTCTGTTCTAAGGCGTTCGATTTCCTTTTCATTGGCGTTATATTCCTTCTTGGTCCTTGCGACATTTGTCATCTCACCAAGTTTAGTTGCATCATCTCGCACCTTACTGCGTTTACTCTTATCATCGTAAACACTTTTGTATTCTTCAATAAATGCAAAAACATTGAACATTTTCTCCAATGTTTCTATTGCGGATTCTGGCTTAACATCCCCGTATTTCAAAGGGTATCTTTCCGCATAATTCTCTCTACCATAGATACGCAGAAAGCGCCCTACCATCTCTCTAAATGAGATTGAAGGAGTTGTTATATCATACGCCTTCAAGAGGTAATCCTTGAATTCTTTCAGAGTTTGTATTCGCTGTACTTTATACTCCGAGTCACAGATACCTATCTCAGAAGGCGTTTTTGTGCTTCTGCAAAAATAATCTATTTTATTCCCAAATTTAAAAGCAAAGTTAATAGTATGTGAGTGCAGTTTTTCTTTTGCTTTGCATATCTTAGGATTAATGTAATCATCACCACCAAAGCAAAAGTCAACAACAAGAAGGAAGGTAGACTTACCAATTGAGTTCTGTGCAGCTTTATCACCTAGCACAGTATTTAAACCTTCACGAAGTTGGATACGGCCACGAGGAACAAGCTGGCCTTTGACTTTTTTAGCGAATTTTTCGCATTCAATTTCATACAACATAGCGCAGCACCTCCTCTTCTTCATCAAATTCTATTTTCCCAAGTGCATACAAACAATCTAGTGTATCAATAAACTCACTAACACCAGACATTTTCTTTATCACTCTTTTGTATAAGTCATGCACTGACATAGGACTGTTTTTTAGTTCTTTCAATACAACCGGGAACTTAGGCAGGATGCTCTGGTCGTATGATATTAACTTATTCGGCAATAGCATCGAACACCTCACATTTCTGTATGAAGTAAGAAATTATCACTTCACACGAGCTCCTATCCTCATGGGTGGCATCTTGTAACCAATCAACCATCTTTTCAAATATCTCATCCTGCGACAATCCCATATCGCTCAAGTTCATATATGTCATCCTGACTTGAAGACAAAACGGTTTATATCGAAGAATTCTTTCAGCGTTCAACTCAGTGAATGCATCTTGTACTGCACTGTAATATACATTCACATTCGTCTTTGCCTTGAGATAAAGCATCAAATTATCTGTGGCAATCTTCTGTCTTATTGTCACAGGATTATAGTTCAAATCAATATTTGCTGGTGCTTGCATTTTGGGTATTTTCTCAAGCACCTTGCGGATACCATCTTCAACCTTCTGCATAGAGACAGTCTCTTTCGCCTCGTAGTCATCTACGAGGCTCTTTTTTATATGTAACAATCTCTGAACCTGCTCATCTGTTCTTCCTGTGATGTATTTGCTATGACAAGCCGGACAAAGTGCAATTAAATTCTCCATTCTTGTTTCTGGTACAGATGGGTCAATAAATGTCACTTCATAATTTGCTCCGAGCTGTCCTCCTACATTCACAAATAACGGTGTGCTGCAGCCATCATTCGGACAAACACTGCGTTCTTCCGCCACAAGCAGAGCTCCATATTGCTCTTTGATAGATGGCGAAATTGTTGCATCCACTGTTGTTTCTTGAGACTGAGGAACAAGTTCTGTTGTTTTCTTACGCTTGCGCTTTATTGTTGCTGCATTACAAATAATTTCTTTAAATCTCTCTGCAATTTTATTTTTGAAGTTTTCGTTGTCGATTCCGGGACACTCATCGGCAAATGCCGCGCATAAACCTTTAATAGTATCGTCCGTCTCTGTATCGATAAATTCTTCAAAATACTGAGAGTCCAAGTCCTTATTTATTTTCTTCGCCAAAGTGGTGATGTTGTGCTCTCCGTAAAAATAACCACGCAGCGTCCTAGGCTCCATGTCATGTAACAGAGTGTCACCATTGGGATTGAGATAAATTTTCTTAAAAAGTGTCCTCGTAAATTCTTCTGGAGATAGGTCTCCTTGAAAATACGTTGCTATTTTTTGAGCAAACACTTCGAATTCAGTTTTTGCCAATCCCAAACACCTCCATTTTGAATCAAGCGTGTACAACTGTGTATAAGCATGTACAGCGTTGTTCGGTAAAAAATGCACTTTCCTATATACTTAAGTCATAGGAAGTGGAGAACGCATCTGAATATAGATACACACTTTAATAAGTGTACCACAGAGTTTTTCGTTTGTCAAATTTGTGTTTGTCATCGCAAATTTCCGTTCAGCGATACAGCAACATAATTTCACTCATTCATTTCCTATATTAATCACTTCAGCAGTTTGCGCAGACAGCTTTCCAGTGCTGAAGTGACCACACAACAGAATATATCGCTCCCGGCAACTGGAAAGGCTGGTGGCACACATGAGATGGAGATTTCTCCTGACCATGGTACCACTATACCCTTTTGCCGGTAGCAGCAAGGAACCTCCATCTCGGATTGACAAGATGGAGGTTTTTATATGTCAAAAAACGTAAATCAGAGTAAACAATATCGTATCTACATTAAAGAATCCAAAAGCTGGGTGGATGTCAACAAGGAGTTCTACACGAACTACTACCGTGAAATCAACACCTACCGTAAGCGTCAGCAAGAGCATGGCCGCTGTGTCTGCCCTGCAAGCAAGCGCTACTTATGTGACATGGATTGTTTAACTTGTCCTTATGCTAAGGCTGGCGATCAGCTTTCTCTCGACAACACCATTAGTGACGGTGACGGAAACGAAAAGAGCTGGCTTGACGATGTTCCGGATGAATCTGCAGCTATCACTGAAGTGTTGGAGGACGCAGAGCTTCTTCACGCCCTCTACGCAAAGCTGAACGAGCTGGATCCGGAAGTTCGTCTTATCTGCCAGCTTATTATGGAAGGAAAATCGGAACGTGACTGCGGCAAGGAAATGGGCCTCTCTCGTAATACATTCGTTTATCGCAGGGACAAGCTGTTCCAGAAGCTCCGCTCCGAGCTTAAGGACTACATCTAATATGAATGGTCGTCCTCTGATTTTTCAGGGGACGATTTTTCTTTTCAAAAACTTTTTTATATTTTTTCGGCCAAACGGCAATCTCACCTCCATTGAGTAGTGTAAGGCGAAACAAAGCGACCTACAGAAAGCGAGGTGAACATCGTGAATCGAACTTTTCACAACAGAAGCGGCACGGACGCAGAAGTGATTGCTACTCTCACTGCAATCAGCCAGGTATCCGCAAGAATGGCGAAGAATCTCAGAATCATCGCCGCACACAGACAATCCGAGGAAGGAGGAAAAGTAAATGTCAAAAATGAACGATATGGCTATGACCATCGAAGAGCTGAGAAATGCTGCCACTGCTATTAACGATGCAGCAAACTGGCTCGCACAGCAGTTTGGAGGAGCATCCGAAGCCGCTGAAAAAGCAGAAGACCCTGCCGCTCCTGCAAAACCTGCACTGACCCTTGAGGAAGTTCGAGCTGTTCTTGCGGATAAATCTCGTGCCGGACATACAGCTGAAATTCGAGAACTTCTTAAAAAGTACGGTGCAAGCAAGTTGTCACTCGTAGACCCAAAACATTATGAAGCCCTGCTCAGGGAAGCGGAGGTGCTCTAATATGCCACCTAAAGGACATGCAATCCTCTCCGCATCCTCTTCTGACCGCTGGCTCCACTGTCCACCGTCAGCAAGGCTCTGCGAAACCTACGAGGATAAAGGCAGCAACTATGCTGCAGAAGGCTCCGATGCCCACTCTCTTTGTGAGTACAAGCTCCGTAAAGCACTCGGCATGAAAGCTACAGATCCTACCAAGAATCTCGACTGGTATAACGCTGAAATGGATGACTGTGCCACCGGGTATGTCTGCTTCATCATGGAGCTTTTTGAGGAGGCCAAGCAGACCTGCTCCGACCCTGTTGTTCTGATTGAACAGCGAGTGGACTTCTCCCGTTGGGTAGAACAAGGCTTCGGAACATCTGATGCCATTCTCATCAGCGACGGTACCATGCGCGTAATTGACTACAAGCACGGTCTTGGAATTCTCGTATCCGCTGAAGACAATTCGCAGATGAAGTGTTACGCCCTTGGCGCACTGGAACTCTTTGATGATATTTACGACATCGATACGGTCAGCATGACCATCTATCAGCCCAGACGCCAGAACATTTCTACCTACGAAGTCAGCAAGGATGACCTGTATCAATGGGCCGATGAAGTTCTGAGGCCTACCGCAGACCTTGCCTTTGCCGGTGATGGAAATTTCCTGTGTGGTGAATGGTGCGGATTCTGTAGGGCAAAGCATGAATGCCGAGCCAGAGCTGAAGCCAATCTTCTACTTGCACAGCACGATTTCAAGTTGCCGCCACTGTTGGAGGATTCGGAAATTGAAGTCATCCTCTCCCGTGTCGATGAACTGGTCTCTTGGGCCAATGACATCAAGGAGTATGCGCTCCAGCAGGCAATCAGCGGTAAAGAATGGACTGGCTGGAAACTGGTTGAAGGTCGCTCCAACCGCAGATATACCAACGAAGATACTGTATCGAAGGTTGTCAAAGCTGCTGGTTTTAACCCTTACGAAAAGAAGCTACTTGGTATCACAGCCATGCAAAAGCTGCTCGGCAAAGCTCGCTTCGAAGAACTTCTTGCAGCCTATATTGAAAAGCCACAAGGCAAACCTACTCTTGTGCCGGAGAGCGATAAACGCCCGGCAATGAACACAGCAAAAAATGATTTTATGGAGGAATATGACAATGAGTAAAAATGCAAAAATGACAAATCCCATGAAAGTTATCACCGGTCCTAACACACGCTGGAGCTACGCCAACGTCTGGGAACCGAAATCCATCAATGGTGGCACTCCGAAATACAGTGTCAGCCTGATTATCCCGAAGTCCGACACAAAGACTGTCGCAAAGATTGAAGCTGCTATCGAGGCTGCATATCGTGAAGGTGAATCCAAGCTCAAGGGCAACGGCAAGTCCGTACCAGCTCTTTCCGTACTTAAGACTCCTCTTCGTGATGGCGACCTTGAAAGACCGGATGACCCTGCTTACGCTGGCAGCTACTTTGTAAATGCCAACGCCACTTCTGCTCCGGGCATCGTGGATGCAGACCGCAATCCTATCCTTACTCGTTCTGAGGTTTACTCTGGAGTCTACGGTCGCGCCAGCATCAGCTTCTACGCTTTCAACAGCTCTGGTAATAAGGGCATCGCCTGCGGTCTTAATAATCTGCAGAAGATTCGTGATGGTGAGCCTCTTGGTGGTAAGGCTTCTGCTGAATCTGACTTTGCAACTGATGACGATGATGATTTCCTTGATTAATGGAGGTGACAAACTATGGCGACAATTATGATTAGTACAATCCTTGTAAACATCTGTATCGGCTGCTTCGCGTGTGTTGGACTTACTACTGCAGTCTCTATGATTCAGATTATCATCAATGACCATAGACGCGAAAAGCGTGAACATGAAAAGGACAAGCGTGATCTCGAATACCACGAAAAGCGCATGAATGACTTTAAGTAATCTATCAACCTGCTGGCGGTGGTTCTGCTGCCGCCAGCACATCTTTCGACAAAAGGAGACCATCTATGAATGAATTTGCAGAAATCTTAAATCTATTTATTGCTAATGTCATCGCATACACCTTCTTTGTAGCGGTATATAGCTTCATCATTTATAACGTAGGGAAAATTATTCTTTATCTTATCCGCTATGCGGTATACCACATCCGCCGTGACATCAATAAATACAAATCCAATAAAGATAAACAGTAACACGGCAGGCGGCAGGGATTTCTCTGCTGCCTGTTTTGTAGAAAGGACAATCTCATGAAAACACTCAGTATTGATATTGAGACCTACAGTGATGTGCCTCTTCAGAAAACAGGCGTCTATCGCTATGTGGAGTCTCCCAATTTTGAAATCTTACTCTTTGCCTATAGCGCAGACAGCCAGCCCGTTCGGGTCATTGACCTTGCCTGCGGAGAACAGATTCCAAAAGAAGTTCTTCTTGCCCTGGAGGATGAATCTGTCATCAAGTGGGCATTCAATGCAGCTTTTGAACGCATCTGCCTTTCTCGTTTCTTAGGATACCCGACCGGAGAATATCTAGAACCTGAAAGCTGGCGTTGCTCTATGATTTGGTCTGCCACAATGGGACTCCCACTCTCCTTGGAGGGTGTCGGTGCTGTTCTCGGTTTGGAAAAACAAAAGCTCTCAGAAGGAAAAGACCTCATCAAATATTTTTGCCAGCCCTGTGCTCCCACGAAGACCAATGGGCAGCGTACAAGAAATCGCCCCTTCCATGCTCCGGATAAATGGGCCATGTTCAAAAAATATAATGTCCGAGATGTGGAGACCGAAATGGGCATCCAGCAGAGGCTCGCAAAATTTCCCGTTCCGGCTCAGGTCTGGGATGAATACCATCAAGACCAAGAAATCAATGACCGTGGTGTACGCTTAGATATGGATCTTGTTGCTGCTGCCATTGAAATGGATACTCGCTCCAGAACGCAACTGGTCGATACGATGAAGAAAATCACGCAGCTGGAAAATCCAAATTCCGTCCAACAGATGAAAGCATGGCTTTCAGATAATGGATTGCAGACAGATACCCTTGGCAAGAAAACTGTTGCAGAACTCTTAAAATCTACTTCTCCGAAGCTCTCGCAGGTTCTTACTTTAAGACAGCAGCTGGCCAAGTCATCTGTCCGCAAATATCAGGCAATGGAAAAGACCGTCTGTGCCGATGGGCGTGCCCGTGGCATGTTCCAGTTTTATGGTGCCAATCGAACCGGTAGATTCTCCGGTCGTAACATTCAGTTGCAGAACCTACCACAAAATCATCTTTCAGACCTTGCAGAGGCTCGCTCTCTAGTGCGCTCCGGCAACTTTGAAGCTGTGGAACTTCTCTACGAAGATGTTCCGGATACTCTTTCCCAGCTTATCCGTACTGCCTTCATTCCAAGAGAAGGAACTCAGTTTCTGGTAGCGGACTTTTCTGCTATCGAAGCCCGTGTCATTGCATGGTTTGCCGGTGAAAAATGGCGTCAAGATGTCTTTGCTAAAGGTGGCGACATCTACTGCGCCTCTGCATCGCAGATGTTCAAAGTTCCCGTAGAAAAGCACGGTATCAATGGCCATCTCCGTCAAAAAGGCAAGATTGCGGAACTTGCCCTTGGCTATGGAGGCTCAGTCGGAGCCTTGAAAGCAATGGGCGCACTGGATATGGGGCTCACCGAAGAAGAACTCCATCCGCTGGTAGATGCATGGAGACAGTCTAATCCGAACATCGTGAAATTCTGGTGGGATGTTGATCATGCTGTCATGGAAGCCGTAAAGTTCAAGCACACAACTTCCGAATATGGACTGACCTTCTCCTGCAGGAGTGGCATGCTCTTTATTACTCTCCCATCAGGAAGAAAGTTGGCGTATGTAAAACCGAAGGTTGGAACCAATACGTTCGGTGGCCAATGTATCACCTATGAAGGCATCGGTGGCACCAAGAAGTGGGAACGACTTGATTCCTACGGTCCGAAATTTGTTGAGAATATCGTACAGGCAACTGCCCGTGATATTCTTTGCTATGCTATGCAGACACTCCGCTGCTGTTCTATCGTCATGCATATTCACGATGAGGTTGTCATCGAAGCGGATCCCAGTATGTCGTTGGATGCAGTTTGTGAGCAAATGGGCCGCACACCACCTTGGGCCAAGGGACTGCTTTTAAGAGCCGATGGCTATAAGACACCTTTTTATAAAAAAGATTAGATTTTTTCGGCCAATCGGCAAACTCATCTCCATTTAATAGTGGAGATAAAAATTTCATTTCTGTTTTTCATCAAAATGGGACGTTCATCTCCAATGGATATTAGAGATGGGCGTCCTTTTTCCATGTCCATCCGGAAAGGAGGAAGCTGACATGTCAATCAGCAAATACAACAACGAAGGCTATCCTGACCCTACTGCTTTCGGTGCTCTTTCTTCAATCGAAAACGAGACCCGTGCGCTAAGAGCTTTCAGACCAATCGTGTATATCTGCTCTCCCTTTGCCGGAGACATCGGAAAGAACGTAGCTGCTGCCAGGACCTACAGCCGTTTTGCAGTGGAGCAAGGATACATCCCCATTGCGCCACACCTGCTGTTTCCACAGTTTTTGAACGATAACGACCCGAAAGAACGTGAACTTGGCCTTTTCTTTGGAAACGCCATCATGAGCAAATGTTCTGAAGTCTGGGTCTTTGGAAGTCATATATCTCCTGGCATGGAAGCAGAAATCAAACGAGCCAAGTGGAAAAATTACCGCCTGCGCTATTTCACCGAAAAACTTGAGGAGGTTTAACACATGTACGAAGTAAAAGAAAATTCAAGGATATTAAAAGACGGAACTGAAATCACAACCTATAGCAGAGATGTGGTCAGCTGCAACATCTTAGAGGTCGAGGCAGGAACTACCGGTTATTACGGTGGCGATACCGGTCATGGCGGACGCACCTATTTTCGTATTCAAGATGCAGCCTGCACAGACATGGAAATCCATAGCTATACCACTCGCTGTGGCAGTAACGGTTTTGAGGTCTGCCTCGGTGGTGATTGCGAACTGGAAACCATGATCCGTGCTTTAAAATTTATCACCAAGGTTCTGGAAGATGAATCCAAGGAGGTGTATGACTAATGTTCACCATTTATTCTGCAGACGTTACCGGTAATCCTGGCAACTGCTCCTATCCGCACAAACATGTCATCTTAGATGAGGACAGCCTGAAAGCTGCTATCTGCCATGATTATGTCTGTGCCGAATATAAGAACAGCTACCGCAATGGCGATAATTTCATTGGCAGCGACTGCCTTCCTGTGGATTGCGATAACGACCACTCTGAAAATCCGGATGACTGGGTCACTCCTGATGATATCATGCAGGCCTTTCCTGGCGTCAGCTTTGCGATCCACTATAGCCGCTACAATAACCGTGAGAAAAACGGCAAGGCGGCAAGGCCAAAATTCCATGTTCTGTTTCCAATCGAATATGTATCGGATTCCTCTCTTTACAGCGATATGAAGAAGCTAGTCAATTCCATCTTCCCTTATTTTGATACACAAGCGCTGGATGCAGCACGTTTCTTCTTTGGAACGACCACTGCAGATGTTGCCCTTTATCCGGGACGTATGAATCTGACTGAATTCTTGGATGAGGACCTATTCGATGAGGATTTACCGGATGGCCAATACAATGGATCCGCTATCCCAGAAGGAAGCCGAAATGCGACTATGTCTCGTTTCGCCGGTCGTGTTATCAAGAAATACGGAGATAGCGACAAAGCATATCAGACATTTATGGAGGAATCGACAAAGTGCACACCTCCACTGGAAGCATCTGAGCTCGCTACTATCTGGCACAGTGCCCAACGTTTTTATGCAAGACTTTCCCAGCAGGACGGCTACATTGCACCGGAAGTATATAATGATCCTTTCTGTTACAAACCCGGAGATTTTTCCGATGTTGGACAAGCTGAGGTGTTAGCAAAATACTTTTCTGGTGAGCTCCGCTACTCTCCAGCCACCCACTTCATCCGATACTCTGACCACTACTGGCAGGAATCCGAACCGGGTGCACAGGCAGTGGCTCACGAACTTACCAGAAGGCAGCTGAATGAAGCTGGCAATGATATGCTCGAAGCTATCGATAAGCTGAAGAACTCTGGCGCACAGTCTCTGCTTGATTCTATGTCAAAGAACAAGGCGGAGCAGCTGATGAACGAGCACCAGCTGGAAGCCTATCAAGAATTTCTGGCTGCAAAGGCATATCAGCAGTTTGCTGTAAAGCGCAGGGACTCCAAGAACATTACTTCTACGCTTAAGGAATCTCGCCCGATGCTGGAAATCTCGCCTAGTGACCTTGATGCTGATTGCTTCGCTATGTGTACGCCGGAAGCAACCTATGACCTGCGTAAAGGAATGGCTGGTGCCAGAGAACACCTGCCGGAAGATTTCATTACCAAAATCACATCAGTGTCTCCGAACTACAAGGGAAAGCAGATTTGGCTGGACTGCCTTGACCTCATCTTTCAGGGTAATCAGGAACTCATCGATTATGTTCAGATGATTTGTGGTCTGGCTGCTATCGGCAAGGTCTATGTGGAAGCACTCATCATTGCCTACGGTGATGGACGCAATGGTAAGTCCACCTTCTGGAATGCTATCTCCAGAGTGCTTGGTCTTTACTCCGGTAACATTTCTGCAGATACGCTCACCGTAGGATGCCGCAGAAACATCAAACCGGAAATGGCTGAGGTCAAAGGAAAAAGACTCCTCATCGCAGCCGAAATGCAGGAAGGTGCTCGTCTGAACGATTCCACCGTTAAGCAGCTCTGCTCCACCGATGATGTCTTTGCAGAGAAGAAATACAAGGATCCGTTCTCCTTCAAACCCTGCCACACGCTGGTGCTTTACACCAACCATCTGCCTCGTGTCTCTGCATCCGATGACGGCATCTGGAGACGACTTATCGTCATCCCGTTCAACGCCAAGATTACCGGCAGCAGCGACATCAAGAATTATAGCGAGTACCTTTATGACAACGCAGGCGGCAACATTTTGGCGTGGGTCATCGAAGGTGCCAAGAAGGTCATCGAATCTAATTACCAGATTCCCGTGCCGGATTGCGTGCAGGAAGCTATCAATGAATACCGCAGTCAGAACGACTGGTTCGGTCACTTCCTTGCAGATAAATGTGAGATCGACCTATCCTATAAAGAAAGCTCCTCTTCTCTTTATCAGGCTTACCGCAACTATTCTTTAGACTGCAATGAGTATGTGCGCAGTACCGCTGACTTCTACTTTGCTCTGGAGAAGGCTGGTTTTGAGCGAATCACCGTGAGCAGAAAGCGTTACTTTAAGGGTCTGCGCTTACGTGAAGACACTGGTGCAGACGAGGATTTTATGAATTAAGGCCATAAATTGCAAGGTGTATCAAGGTGTTATATAAAACATTCTTAAGCCTATAAAAATATCAATAAGAAAAAGTATGGAAAATACCATTGATACACCTTGCACATCTTCAAATTAACGGCCTGATGGAGGACAAATATGTTAGAAAAAACGATAGAAAAGAAATTGACAACCGCAGTAAAAAAGGCTGGTGGTATCGCACCGAAGTTCGTGTCTCCTTCTTTCGCAGGGATGCCCGACCGCCTGATCTTATTACCTGATGGGAAGTTTGCCTTTGCAGAATTAAAAGCACCGAGAGAATCCCCACGCCCATTGCAAAAGGCAAGGCACAGGCTCCTTCGTTCTTTGGGCTTTCGTGTCTATGTAATTGATAGCATCGAGCAGATTGGAGGGATGATTGATGAACTTCGCACCTCATGATTATCAGGCCTATGCCATTGATTATATTGAGACACATCCTGTGGCAGCAGTCCTGCTCGATATGGGCCTTGGAAAAACGGTCATTTCCCTGACTGCCATCGCAGACCTTCTATTCGATAGCTTTGAAGCCCATCGCATTCTGGTAGTCGCCCCACTTCGAGTTGCCAGGGACACATGGCCTGCAGAAATCAGAAAATGGCAGCACCTGAAACATCTGACCTTCGCTGTCTGTGTGGGAACACCGAGAGAGCGAAAAGCAGCTTTGATGGCTGGTGCTGATATCACCATCATCAATAGAGAAAACCTACAGTGGCTCATCGAGTCCAGTGGCTTTCCATTTGACTATGATATGGTGGTCATCGACGAGCTTTCTTCCTTCAAAAATCACAATTCAAAGAGGTTTAAGTCCCTCCTGAAGGTAAGACCAAGCGTCAAGCGTATCATCGGCCTGACTGGAACACCATCTTCCAACGGTCTTATGGATTTATGGGCTGAGTTCCGACTGCTGGATTTAGGGAAACGCCTCGGACGCTTCATTACCGAGTACCGAAACAACTACTTCGTGCCGGACAAGAGGAATGGTCAGATTATCTATTCCTATAAGCCGCAACCCTATGCAGAGGAACGCATCTACGGCCAAATTTCCGATATTACCATCTCCATGAAATCAACGGACCACCTGAACATGCCAGAGCTCATCTCCTCCGAATACGAGGTCCATTTATCTAATGATGAAGTGACCCGATACGAGGAATTGAAGCAGGAGTTGGTGTTGGAACTCCCTGATGGGGAAATTACTGCTGCCAATGCAGCTTCCCTCACCGGAAAGCTATCCCAACTTGCCAACGGTGCCATTTATTCCGATACCGGCGACACCATCGAGTTTCATGACAGAAAGCTGGATGCTCTGGAGGATATCATCGAATCCGCAAACGAAAAACCGATCCTTGTGGCTTACTGGTTCAAGCATGACCTCTCTCGTATCAAGAAACGCTTTGATGTGAGAGAAATAAAATCCAGCAAGGACATCACCGACTGGAATGCCGGAAAGATACCTGTCGTAGTCATCCACCCTGCTTCTGCCGGTCATGGACTCAACCTGCAGGCTGGCGGCTCCATCCTCATCTGGTTTGGGCTGACATGGTCACTGGAATTATATCAGCAGACCAGCGCCCGTCTCTGGAGGCAGGGGCAGACTTCCGGAACCGTAGTGATAGAACACATCATCACAAAAGGAACTATTGATGAGCGTATCTTAAAAGCTCTCTTCAAAAAGGAGCTGACCCAGAATGCCCTTATCGATGCGGTAAAAGCAAACCTATGATAATCACAGGAAAATTACGACAATCCGTGCAAATCCGAGGGAAATCTATTTTTTCGGAGGTACAAATGAATGACTGCAAAAGAATACTTATCACAAGCACGCTACTTGGATAATAGAATCAAAAGCAAACTGTTACAGATAGATTCCTTAAATGAATTAGCTACCCGTTGCACACCGTCCTACTCCGATATGCCAAAGAGCCCTAACCGTGAAGGCTCTCGAATGGAATCCGCCATTCTTGACATCATCGAGCTGGAGGATGAAATCAGCAAAGACGTTGTGGAGCTGGTGGCGTTAAAGAAGGAAATCATAGAGGTTATCAAACAGGTCAGCAATACAGAATACCAGACCTTGCTTGAGGAACGCTACCTCTGCTTTATCACATGGGAGCAGATTGCTGTTGATATGGGATATGAGCTTCGTTACATCCACAAACTTCATGGAAAGGCACTGGAAGAAGTAAAAGTTCCTGCTTCCTATGAAGGTGGACATGAAATGACATAGAAAGACACTAAGCTCTTCTGATATTATTATACTAGCGAAAGTGATAATCGCAGAGAGCCTTGTGGGAATCAATCCTACAGGGCTTTTCTTATGCCCAAACGGAAGGAGGAATACGATGCCAAGAAAACCAAAGCGTCCCTGCTCCTATCCCGGATGCCCTAATCTGACAGATGGACGCTTCTGTCCGGAGCATGAAAAGAAGGAAGCCAAACGCTACGAGAAGTATGACCGAGACCCGAATGCTAAGCGTCGCTACGGACGTGCATGGAAACGTATCCGTGACAGCTATGCTGCTGCCCACCCGCTTTGTGAAAGGTGCCTTGAGAATGGTGTCTACACACCAACCGAGCAGATACACCATATAAAACCTCTTTCACAAGGTGGAACGCATGATAGAGAAAACTTGATGGCTCTTTGCAAATCCTGCCATGCCAAGATTCATGCGGAACACGGCGACCGCTGGCACAACCGGCAGGGGCGGTCTACTTCTCTACGGTGAAGTCACCGGGGAACGGGCGTGGGGTCTCACGCACAAAGTCGCAATTTCAAACGGGGTATATAGGCCCCTGAACTGGAGGTGTAGAAAATGGCTAAGGACGGTACAAACCGTGGCGGCGCTCGTATCGGCGCTGGAGCCAAGAAAAAGCCCTTAGCTGAGAGAATCGCTGAGGGAAATCCGGGTAAACGTGAGTTGACTGTCATCGACTTTACAGACAGCACCGTCGATTTAGAAGGTCAGCCGATGCCCAAACCATCCAAGATGTTATCTGCCAAGCAAAAGAACGGAAAAAAGCTCGTTGCTACAGATGTCTACAAGAAAACATGGAACTGGCTACATGAACGTGGCTGCGCTTCTCTTGTCTCTCCAGAGCTTTTGGAGCGCTATGCCATGAGTGTTGCTCGTTGGATTCAATGCGAGGAAGCGATCACTGAGTTTGGCTTTCTTGCGAAACATCCGACCACTGGCAATGCTATCCAGTCACCCTATGTGGCTATGAGTCAGAATTTCATGAGCCAAACCAATCGTCTCTGGATGGAGATCTACCAAATCGTAAGAGAAAATTGTGCCACTGAATACAACGGAGCCACACCACAGGATGATGTGATGGAACGTCTTCTACTGGCACGGAAAGGAAATTGATATGGATTTATCGGAATTTATGAGCTTGCTAAAGAAATATCGCAGGCATTTAACCTTCCAGCAGTTTAGCACACTCAAAGGACAGGCAAAAGCTGGTGATATAGATGCCGCTTTCAAGGGATTAAAAAAGTTATTGCACAGGAGGGCTGCATCATGCTAATTGAAAAGAAAAATGTCGCAGAGCTTCTTCCTGCTGATTACAATCCTCGAAAAGATCTAAAGCCCGGCGATAAAGAATATGAAAAACTGAAACGCTCCATTGAGCAGTTCGGCTATGTCGAACCTGTCATCTGGAATGCCAGCACTTCTCGTGTTGTTGGCGGTCACCAGAGACTAAAGGTCCTTATCGACATGGGCATCACGGAAGTGGAATGCGTCATTGTTGAAATGGATGAGGATAAAGAGAAAGCACTGAATGTTGCTCTCAACAAAATCAGTGGTGAATGGGATAACGACAAGTTGGCCCTTCTTATTGCTGACCTTCAAGGAGCAGACTTCGATGTCTCTCTCACCGGATTTGATCCCGAAGAACTGGAGGACCTGTTCCGAGAAGATACAAAAAAAGGTGTTCAGGATGACGACTTCGATGTGGATGCTGAGCTTGCAAAGCCGACCTTTTCCAAGGCCGGTGATCTGTGGCTCCTTGGTGATCATCGCCTTGTCTGTGGTGATTCCACAAAACCTGAAACCTATGAACTTCTGATGAACGGAAAGCAGGCCAATCTGGTTGTGACCGATCCTCCGTACAATGTCAATTATGAAGGTAGCGCTGGTAAGATTAAGAACGACAATATGGAAAACGATGCTTTCTATCAATTCCTGCTTGATGCCTACACTCGCATGTACGAATCGATGGCAGCTGATGCTTCTATATATGTTTTCCACGCAGACACCGAAGGACTCAATTTCCGTAGAGCCTTTGCCGATGCTGGTTTTTATCTCTCTGGCTGCTGTATCTGGAAAAAGCAGTCCCTTGTCCTTGGTCGCAGCCCTTACCAGTGGATGCATGAGCCCTGCCTCTTCGGATGGAAGAAATCCGGCAAGCATCAGTGGTATACCGGACGCAAGGAAACGACCATCTGGGAATTTGATAAGCCTAAGAAGAACGGCGACCATCCGACCATGAAGCCTATCCCTCTTCTGGCTTATCCGATTATGAATTCCAGCATGACCAACTCTCTGGTCCTCGATCCGTTTGGTGGTTCCGGTAGCACGCTCATCGCATGTGAACAGACAGGGCGTATCTGCTACACCATTGAACTGGACGAAAAGTTCTGCGATGTTATCGTCAAACGCTACATTGAACAGGTTGGTTCCTCTGAGAAAATTTCCGTCATCCGCGATGGTTTAACCTATTCCTACGATGAAATTGTTCCAGAAGCTGAGGATGCCACTCTTTTGTAAGTCGGTAATGTACACAATCCAGAAGGCACATATTTGTCGATGTTTTTCTCCGATATCGCTTGCTATTATGTGCTTTTAGAGTGATATATGTACTACCAAAACAAAGGAGGACACCTACATGAAGATCATTTTAAACGCAACCGAAAGAAAGCCGCTGGCAGCCCTGCTTGGCGAGTACACGAACACAAAACCTCAATACCTGAGAGCTCCTTCCTACGCCTATCAGATTGGGGACCTTCTCCTGACACGAGAAGGAAACATTGAAGGCCCGAACACTATGAGCCCAGCTGAATACGACAAACTGCTTGCTCTCTTGGACGCAAGCGGCTACTGTCCGAAAGAAACATACTTTCATCCGACTCAGGAACCAAAGGCTAAAGTAACTTCTACAGAAAAAACGGGACTTAACATTACCATTCCGCTGGACAAGGTCAATGTTGGAAACCTAACCAACCTTCTAGATGCCAAAGGATTTCTCATCAAACATGCCCTGCACATTGATGACCTACGCTTTGAACTGAATGAAGACAGCATTTCCTTTCCTTGGTTCTCAGAACTTCCTGCACCGGATGAAATTCACGCCTACAGCACACTGATTGCTGCCCTTTGCAAAATGAGCAAGGATCAAAAACGAATCAGCGCCACAGAAAAGCCAGTAGACAACGAACGCTACGCTTTCCGTTGTTTCCTTCTTCGCCTCGGCTTCATCGGGAATGAGTACAAAACAGACCGTAAAATCCTACTGAGATATCTTCCGGGCAACAGCGCATTCAAAGGAGGTGAAGGCCATGCAATTTCCAAGTAAGGAACAGGTGGCCCGCCAGCGCCACCTTTATCCAGCTGGCACACGTGTTGAACTAATCCAAATGGACGACGCACAGGCGCCTCCAGTGGGCACACGTGGCACCGTCATCGGTGTGGATGATACCGGAAGCATCATGGTAAATTGGGACAACGGCTCCGGACTTAACATAATCTACGGTGTGGACCGCTGCCGGAAGGTTCCAATCAACGACTAAAATATACAGTTTTCTCCATGAATAATTGTGTACTATATGCCCAGAATTAACTTGCTATTATGTGCTTTTAGAGTGATATATAGTACTACCAAAAGGGTGCGGGTGTCCGGTGGACACCCCTTGCAAAGCAAGAAGCACCGACCGAGTCGGGAGACGAGACAAACACATTTTTAGGAGGAACCTACCATGAAAGAAATCAGAACATTTGAAGAAGCCATCAAGCAGAACGCAAGAAACCTTAAGGACCTTGGAATCAACGGAACTTTATTCTGGGCTTACAGAACCAGCAAGCAAAACGGAAATGAGCTCATCGACTTTAACGAGGTCATTTGGGATTACGACATTGAAGAAATCGCTCAGACCTTGAGAGCAAACGGTATCACAGAATTCACAATCAGCTCCACCTTCTCAAGTCTCATCGAAACTCTTGCAGCCTTCGAGAAGCACGGAATCAGCATGGCAGGCCTTACCACAGTAAAGGCACGTTACACCGATTGGAAGACCGGTGAGCACGCCCTTATCCCTGCAATCAAGATGACGGTAAAGGAGGCATAAGCCATGTGGAAAGAAGGAACCATCGGAATCCCGAAGAAAGACGGCAGATACAAGAGTGTAAAATACTGGGTCAAATATTTTGAAGAGCCTAGTGAAGACTATGGCATCAACGGCGGTAAGATTTCAAAGCTCAGCCTGAAGATGGATGGTAAATGGATCGCCAACTACGACAGAGGCTGGGACATCGAACCAACCTGTGAAGAGGCCAACCTAGCGTTTTGTATCCTGCTTAACGAATTAAATTAACTCACCTGAAAAGAATATCAGGAAGGACGGTCCCAGATGGGGCTGTTCCTCGTTATAGACGTCGCCATCAGGCGGCTATTTTTATTTCTGCGAAAGGAGGCGCATACATTTGCGTACGCTTGAAAACTACACACCGACACGCTTCATGGCTGCTGACTCCACCTATAGCAAACAGATGGCGGATTATGCAGTCAATTTTATTGAATGTCTCTGCCATACCAAAGGAACATGGGCCGGTAAGCCATTTGAGCTTATTGACTGGCAAGAACAGATTATACGAGATCTCTTTGGCACTTTGAAACCGAATGGCTATCGGCAGTTTAATACTGCCTATGTGGAAATCCCTAAAAAAATGGGCAAATCTGAGCTTGCGGCTGCCGTCGCCCTACTACTTACCTGCGGTGATGGCGAAGAACGAGCTGAGGTTTATGGCTGTGCAGCTGACCGCCAGCAGGCAACCATCGTATTTGATGTTGCTGCCGATATGGTGCGTATGTGCCCTGCACTGAATAGACGAGTAAAAATTCTCGCTTCCCAGAAGCGTATCGTCTACCAACCGACCAACAGCTTCTATCAGGTATTGTCCGCTGAGGCCTACTCAAAGCATGGTTTCAATATTCATGGTGTCGTATTCGATGAGCTACATACTCAACCTAACCGAAAGCTCTTTGATGTTATGACCAAAGGCTCCGGTGATGCCAGAACGCAACCACTCTACTTTCTTATCACTACCGCCGGAACAGATACCAACAGCATCTGTTATGAAACACATCAGAAAGCCAAGGATATCTTGGAGGGAAGAAAAATAGATCCAACCTTCTATCCGGTCATCTATGGCGCTGATGAAACCGATGACTGGACGGACCCAGAGGTCTGGAAGAAAGCCAATCCATCTCTTGGAATCACGGTCGGTATCGATAAAGTCGAAGCTGCCTGTGAATCTGCAAAACAGAATCCCGGTGAGGAGAATTCCTTTAGACAGCTAAGACTCAACCAGTGGGTCAAACAGGCAGTCCGTTGGATGCCAATGGAAAAATGGGATGCCTGCTCCTTCAAAGTTGATGAAGAATCCTTAGAGGGTCGTGTCTGCTATGGCGGTCTGGATCTTTCCTCAACTACGGATATTACAGCCTTCGTTCTGGTATTTCCTCCGCTAGATGAGGATGACAAGTTCTGCATCTTACCGTACTTCTGGATACCAGAAGATACGCTGGAGCTTCGAGTAAGGCGAGACCACGTTCCTTATGACGTTTGGGAACGACAAGGCTTTCTGGAAACTACCGAGGGAAATGTCGTCCACTACGGTTACATTGAAAAATTCATCGAGCGTCTTGGAGAACGATTCAATATCAGAGAAATTGCCTTTGACCGCTGGGGAGCTGTTCAGATGGTTCAAAACCTCGAAGGCATGGGCTTTACTGTTGTTCCTTTCGGTCAGGGATTTAAGGATATGTCCCCACCGACAAAGGAACTCATGAAACTAACACTGGAACAAAAGCTGGCCCACGGTGGTCATCCGGTACTCCGTTGGATGATGGATAACATCTATATCCGCACTGACCCGGCAGGCAATATAAAAGCTGACAAAGAAAAATCCACAGAGAAAATCGACGGAGCCGTCGCCACTATCATGGGACTTGACCGTGCGATCCGCTGTGGAAATAATACAGGCGCTTCTGTCTATGATGACAGAGGAATTTTATTCATATAAAAATGGAGCTCTTGTTTTCACACAAAAGCTCCACTTCTGTTTATTTATTTGAATTTATAATTCCTTCGATATCTCGACCGCCGTAGAATATTCGTGCTACTGTAACTGTCCTCTCTTTATCATCGACAAGATAATACACAATAAAGTTGTCTACCGGAAGCTGATGCATTTTCATCGAATGCCAAGGCTCCCATTCAACTAACGTATAACGAGCTGGCATGAAATCCAATGAACGAACTTCCTTTCGTATGCGCCCCAGCTGAGCTGCGGCTGTCTCCGGAACAAGAAGTTCATTCGCAATATACGAATAGATTTCACGTAAATCACCAAGTGCATCTACAGAATAGCCGACATTGTAGCTATCCGTCATATGCCAAACTCCTTTGCAAGTGCCGCGTCGACTTCATCTGCAGAATATACCTTTCCTGCTTTGATGGAATCAACACCCTTCTGGAGTTCTGCATCAAGTTCTTCTCTGGTCATTGCACCAACAGCTAATGGCTTAGAAGAAGGAAGTTTCAATTCAAACGGCATACCCTTTTTCAGTACGATCTGGCTATAAAGCATCTGAATTGCACTGGATGGAGAAATGCCAAGCTGAGAAAGAATGCTCTCAGCATTATCCTTGAGATTCGTATCTATTCTTGCATAAACAGCGGATGTATTTGCCATAGTATCGCCTCCTTTTTCTTTATTATATTCGCTTTTGCTTGCAATTGCAAGCATTTGCATAAATTATTTTATGACGAAACTTTGAATTTTATACGCCTCTTAAGGCAGAAAGGAATATTTATGGGATTTTTATCGGGGCTATTTCATTCCAGAGACAAGCCCACCAACAGCACCAATGGCAGCGCCTATCGTTTTCTCTTTGGTGGAAGCAACTCTGGCAAAGCCGTCAATGAACGAAGTGCCATGCAGATGACTGCAGTCTACGCCTGTGTCAGAATTCTTTCGGAGTCCATTGCAGGACTGCCGATCCATGTTTATAAGTATACTGACTCCGGTAGTAAAGAAAAGGCAATCAAGCATCCTCTGTATCGACTGATTCACGATGAGCCAAATCCGGAAATGACGTCCTTTGTCTTCCGAGAGACTTTGATGACGCATCTTCTCCTTTATGGAAATGCCTATGCGCAAATTATACGAAATGGCAAAGGTGAAGTCATCGCTCTCTATCCGCTGATGGCCAATCGAATGAGTGTGGATCGTGACGATAAAGGTCACCTCTACTATCAATATCAAATGCAGGATTCAGATGCACCTACCATGAAAAATGGAACAGTCATCCTGAAACCGTCGGATGTGCTCCATGTTCCGGGCCTCGGCTTTGATGGCCTGGTCGGTTACTCTCCCATCGCTATGGCCAAGAACGCTATCGGACTTGCTATCGCCACAGAAGAATACGGTGCTAAGTTCTTTGCAAACGGTGCCACACCGGGAGGTATTTTGGAATATCCCGGTACCGTAAAAAATCCGGAAGCTGTCAGAGAAAGCTGGACCAAAGGCTTCTCTGGGAACAATTCTCATAAGGTAGCTGTTTTGGAAGAAGGCATGAAATACACGCCTATTTCCATTTCCCCAAATGAAGCACAGTTTCTGGAAACAAGAAAATTTCAGATTGATGAAATAGCTCGAATCTTTAGAGTACCGCCTCATATGGTCGGTGATCTTGAGAAGTCGAGCTTTTCTAATATTGAGCAGCAATCTCTCGAATTTGTGAAGTACACCTTGGAGCCCTGGATTGTCCGTTGGGAGCAGTCCATCAACCGAGCCCTTCTATCTGAATCGGAGAAAGCTGCTTATTTTGTAAAGTTCAACGTTGACGGCCTCTTACGTGGTGATTATCAAAGTCGCATGAACGGTTACGCTACTGCAAGGCAGAATGGCTGGATGTCCGCAAATGATATCCGTGAACTTGAAAACCTGGACCTCATCCCACCGGAACTTGGTGGTGACTTATATCTCATCAATGGAAACATGACCAAGCTGGAGGATGCAGGAATATTCGCAGCAACTACTGCTGAAGGAAAGGAGGACGAGAACGATGAAGAAGTTCTGGAAGTGGAAAAATCAGACGGTGACCAATCAGGAGACGCAGGAGCAGACACTAGAGAGGACACTATTTCTAAACGGCACCATCGCAGAGGAAAGCTGGTTTGACGACGATATCACACCTAAACTCTTTCGAGATGAGCTTTTTGCTGGAAACGGAGACATCACCATTTGGATTAACTCTCCGGGAGGCGACTGTGTGGCCGCAGCCCAAATTTACAACATGATGATGGAATATCCCGGCAATGTCACTGTGAAGATTGATGGCATCGCAGCCTCTGCGGCATCTGTCATCGCTATGGCTGGCACAAAGGTGCTGGTATCTCCAGTATCCATGCTAATGATTCATAACCCAATGACTGCAGCAATGGGAGATACCTCTGAGATGCAGAAGGCAATCGCCATGCTAGATGAAGTCAAGGAATCCATCATCAATGCCTACGAAATCAAGACCGGTATGAGTCGCGCCAAGCTATCCCATCTCATGGATGCAGAAACTTGGATGGATGCACATACAGCCATCGATATGGGCTTTGCCGATGAAATCCTGACAAGACCTGCAGAGATACCTGTAGAAAACAACGTCGCTGGCCCCATGCTCTTCTCTCGTGCATCTGTGACCAACTCTCTTATGGATAAGCTGGCTGCAAAGTGCCACATCAAGAAACCAGAAATACCAGAACGCTCCGTAGATTCTCTCATGGAGCGTCTTGACCTAATCAAACAACACATTTAATGGAGGTATTCAACTATGACTATTTTAGAACTGCGTGAAAAGCGCAATACTGCATGGAATGCTGCAAAGGCATTTCTTGATTCTCATCGTACCGAAAAAGGTACTCTCACTGCAGAGGACGATGCAACTTATTCCAGAATGGAACAGGAAATCGCAGATCTTGGCAAGGAAATCGCTCGTCTGGAGAGGCAGGAAGCATTGGATGCTGAGCTTAGCAAGCCGGTAAACAAACCTCTCACTTCAAAACCTGTTACTGCTACTGAAAAGCCTGCAAAGACTGGTCGTGCTTCTGATGAATACAAAAATGGTATGCTTCAGGCACTCCGCACTAACTTCCGTCAGGTATCTAATATTTTACAGGAAGGTGTTGATGCAGACGGTGGCTACCTTGTTCCGGAGGAATATGACAGTCGTCTGATTGATGTTCTTACCGAAGAAAATATCATGAGAAGTCTTGGACACACCATCACAACTTCCGGTGAGCATAAGATCAACATCGCTGCTACGAAACCTGCAGCTGCATGGATTGAAGAAGGCGGTGCTCTTCAGTTTTCTGATGCAACCTTCAGTCAGATCCTTTTGGATGCACACAAGCTCCATGTAGCTATCAAGGTAACTGAGGAACTTCTCTATGATAATGCCTTCGGTCTTGAAAATTACATCATCGATCAGTTTGGTAAGGCTTTGGCAAATGCCGAAGAGGATGCATTCCTCAATGGAGACGGTTCCGGTAAACCGACAGGACTTTTTGCTACAGCTGGTGGCGGTACGGTAGCAGGTACACTTTCTGCTGCCATCAAATCAGATGATATGCTTGACCTGGGATATGCTCTTAAGCGTCCGTATCGTAAGAATGCAAGTTTCATCATGAATGATAAGACGTTGGCACAGCTTCGCAAGCTGAAGGACAACAATGGCGCATATATCTGGACAGCCATCTTATCAGGCCGGTGAACCGGATAAGGTCCTTGGCTATGCCGTTCACACCTCTGCATATGCACCGGAGAATGCTATCGCTTTCGGTGATTACAGCTATTACAACATTGGTGATCGCGGTACTCGCTCCTTCAAGCAGCTCACTGAGCTCTTTGCAGGCAACGGTATGATTGGCTATGTGGCAAAGGAACGTGTCGATGGCAAGCTGATTCTTCCGGAAGCAGTACAGATTTTGAAACTCAATGGTTCTTCTAAGGGCTAAACATGAAAGGCAGCGTCGTCCTCTTTCGATGGCGCTGCCCACCTTTTCAAGATTGGAGGCAATAACGATGATTATCACTTTAGAAGAAATGAAACAGTATCTACGAGTGGACTTTGACGATGACGATTTTCTCATTGAAACACTCATCACATCGGCTACACGCCTCTGCATGGATATCACAAGACAGGATCAGGATGCCTTTGAAGAAAGTGAAAATGCAAAGCCTGCCATCTATTACGCTGTCGCCTATCTTTACGAACACCGTGAAGAAGCAGACCATCATGCTCTGACACTGACTTTACGCTCTCTTCTCTTCGGTTCCAGAAAGGAGGCCTTCTGATGAATATTGAGCTACTCAATGTCCGCATTTATATTCAGAAGAATGAAGTCATCTCTGATGCAATCGGAAATCGAAGGAACGCTTGGAAAGATTACTACACCTGCTATGCCACCGTTAGTGCAGAAGCTGGGAAGGAATCCACCGATGCCGGTCTTGTAGTAGACGATTCCAAGATTGATTTCACAATCCGCTATTGCAAGAAAGCTGCAGCTCTCACCTCTACTGGATATCGGATACAGTTTGGAAATGAACTATATGATATTTTGGCAGTAGACCATATGAATTTTAAACGAAAATGTATCAAGCTCTCCTGCCAGAAAGTGAGGCGATGACATGGCCCAGAAAGTAAAAATTGACGGTCTTGCCGATGCCGTAATGAAGGAATTGACCGAATATGCGAACCTTGCAACAGTAGATATGAAAGCCGCTGTCAAAAAAGCTGGTAATACAGTTAAAAAGCAAATTCAAAGTACTGCTCCCAAAGATACCGGAGCCTACAGCAAGAGTTGGTCTGTGAAGAACACCAAGGAAACTTCCCAATCGTTAGAAGTCACTGTGTATTCCAGAAATCGCTATCAGTTAGCGCACCTTCTTGAATTTGGTCATGCCAAACGTGGCGGTGGCCGTGTGGCCGGTCGTTCTCATATCGCTCCTGCAGAAGAAGTTGGTATCAAAGAACTGGAATCTGAGATTGAGAGGTGTCTGAAAAATGGATAGATTACTGAAGATTCTATCGGAGATGGCCCTTCCCTTTGCCTATGACCACTTTGCTGAGGGAGAATCACCAAATCCACCATTTATCTGCTACCTGCTTCCGGGAAGTGACAACTTCTCCGCAGATGGCCGCGTCTATTACAAAATCAATGAGGTCCATATTGAACTCTACTGTGATAGTAAGGACCCGGCATTGGAAGCAACACTAGAAGCTGTGCTTGATGAGCACGGCATTTTTTATAACAAAACAGAGGTCTGGATTGAGAGCGAGAAGCTCTATGAAGTCCTCTACACATTTGAAATGGAGGTCTAATCAAAATGGGTAATAAAGTCAAATATAACCTGAAAAATGTTCATGCCGCCAAGCTGACTCGTGGCGAGAATGGCGCCTTTACCTACGCCAAACCGAAAGCTATCCCCGGAGCAGTCAGCATCAGCTTAGATGCGGAGGGTGACAGTTCTCCGTTCTATGCCGACGGTATTGTATATTTCCGTTCCACTGCAAACAACGGTTACAGCGGTGATTTGGAAATTGCACTCATTCCGGAATGGTTCCGTACAGAAATCCTAAAGGAAGAACTGGACACAAATGGTGTGCTCATTGAAAATGCAAGCATCACTGAGCTTGAAAAGTTCGCATTGCTCTTCGAGTTTGATGGTGATGTCAGAAGCATTCGTCATGTGCTATACAACTGCACTTCCTCTCGTCCATCCATTGAATCTGAGACCAAAGAGGATACCATCGAGCCAGGCAAGGAGAAGCTAACGCTTACCGCTGACCCTAGAGAGGATGGTCTTGTAAAGAGCCGTACCGGTGATGAGACTGACGCAGAAACCTACAAGAACTGGTATCAGCAGGTCTATGTGCCTGTACCTAAGACAGAAGGATAAGGAGGACGTAAGGCATGTTAGAAAAAACAATTGCAATCGGTGATAAACAAGTTAAATTTCGCTCCTCCGCCACTATCCCAAGGCTCTATCGTGTGAAATTCAAGCGTGATATCTTCAAGGATCTATCTCGCCTTGAATCTTCCTACAAGGGCAGCTCGGATGACGGTTCATCCTTTGAGATTGAGGACCTAGAGATTTTCGAGAATGTGGCCTATATCATGGCCTACCATGCAGACCACAGTATTCCGGCAACCATTGAGGAATGGCTGGATGAATTCGAAATGTTCTCCATCTATGAGGTACTTCCTGAAATTCTCGAACTTTGGGGCATGAACCTCCAAACAGAAATTGAATCTAAAAAAAACTTCATCGCAGTAGCCGGGAAATGACCACACCGTTGTTTCTCCTGCGTTGCATAGAAATCGGCATCTCTATTCGAGATCTTGATCTTCTGACCATTGGAATGGTGATGGACATCTGGACGGAAAAGGCGAATGACGATGTGAAATACCAGCAAATCGCAACGCAGGAGGACTTCGATAAATTCTAAGGAGGTGACGTACACTTGGCAAACCGAATCAAAGGTATCACTGTTGAAATTGGCGGTGATACGACCGGCCTAGATAAAGCCTTAAAGTCGGTCAATACTTCAATCCGCTCTACACAGTCTGCCTTGAAGGACGTCAACCGCCTTCTGAAGCTGGACCCTTCCAATACGGAACTACTCTCTCAAAAGCAAAGACTCTTAAAAGATGCCATCGCAGCCACAAAGGAAAAGCTGGATTCACTCAAGGTAGCACAGGAGCAGGCCAAACAACAGCTGGAAAATGGCGAACTCGGTCAGGACAAATACGACGCTCTTCAGCGTGAAATCGTAGAGACTGAGGAAGAATTACGACACCTGCAACAGGAAGCTGCCACTACAAACACTGCACTTTCTAAAATAGATGTGGCTGGTCAAAAGATGGAAGCCGTTGGCAATTCCATCGCTGGTGCCGGTAAAAAGATGATGGGCGTAACCACTGTAATAGGCGGTGTTGGTGTCGCCGCAGTAAAAACAGCAGCTGACTTTGACTCTGCAATGAGTCAGGTGGCTACTGTTTCTGGTGCTACTGGTAAGGACTTCGATGCCCTCAGAAATAAAGCTCGTGAGATGGGCGCTAAGACTAAATTTTCTGCAACTGAAGCCGCAGAAGCTATGAACTACATGGCGATGGCTGGCTGGAAAACAGAAGATATGTTATCTGGTATCGAAGGTATTATGAACTTGGCTGCTGCCTCTGGTGAGGACCTAGCAACCACTTCTGATATCGTGACCGATGCTCTTACCGCTTTCGGACTTTCCGCTAAAGACTCCTGTCGTTTCGCAGATATCCTTGCAGCAGCATCTTCCAATGCCAATACGAATGTATCTATGATGGGTGAAACCTTCAAATACTGTGCTCCTATTGCCGGTGCACTTGGGTTTTCCGCTGAAGATACTGCGGAAGCGATTGGTCTTATGGCCAATGCCGGTATCAAGTCATCTCAGGCTGGTACTGCTCTTCGTACTATCATGAATAACCTTGCCGGTGATGTAAAAATCAGTGGTAAGGCTATCGGAGATGTCACTATTGCTACCACCAATGCGGATGGCTCCATGCGTGATCTTTCCGATATTTTGGCAGACTGTCGTTCTGCTTTCGGTAACTTAACAGAATCCGAGAAAGCCCAAGCCGCAGAATCACTTGTTGGTAAGAATGCCATGTCTGGCTTTCTCGCTCTGATGAATGCTGGCGAAGGCGATATCGAGAAGCTATCCTCTGCTATTGAAAACTGTGACGGATCAGCTGAAAAAATGGCTATGACTATGCAGGACAATCTTGCCGGTCAGCTTACTATCTTAAAGTCTCAGCTTCAGGAGCTTGCCATTTCTTTTGGTGATATCCTGATGCCTGCTATCCGCTCCATCGTATCGAAATTGCAAGGTTTTGTGGATAAACTTAACGGAATGGATGAAGGCACCAAGAGAACCATTGTTACCATTGCTCTTTTGGTCGCCTCAATCGGTCCACTGCTTATCATCATAGGAACGGCCATATCAAAAATTGGTGTGGCTATGCAGGGCTTTGTAAAGCTGGCAAATGGTATCAGTAAACTGAAAGTTGCTGTTCAAGGTGGAACCGGCGTTCTTGGAAAACTTGGTGCTGCACTTGGTGGCATCTCTGCGCCCGTGTTGGCTGTTGTTGCTGTAATTGCCGTTTTAGCAGCTGCTTTTGTTCACCTTTGGAAAACCAACGAAGGCTTCCGGGATGCAATTATCGGGACTTGGAATCGTATCAAAGATACTATCTCTGGCTTCTGTCAGGGTATTGTTGACAGGCTGAATGCTCTGGGATTTCAATTCACTGATATCGTAGATGTTCTTAAAACAATATGGGATGGTTTTTGTCAGGTACTTGCTCCAATATTTGAAGGAGCATTTAACAACATTGCAAATATTCTCTCCACAGTAACCGGAGTAATCACCGGCATTCTGGATGTTTTCATCGGCATCTTTACCGGAAACTGGTCGCAGGCATGGAATGGCATAAAAGAAATATTTTCTTCTATCTGGAATGGAATCAGTAGCTTCTTTTCAAACATCCTCAATGTTATCAAAGGTGTCGCAGATGTAGTCCTTGGATGGTTTGGCACCAGCTGGAATGAGGTCTGGACCAATATCAAGACCTTCTTTGAAGGAATCTGGAACGGTATTGCTACTTTCTTCACCACCATCTGGGAGACACTGAAAAATGTCGTAACCGTCGGCATCATGGCGATAGGTTCCATTTTAAGTGCTGCCTTCGATATTATCACACTTCCATTTCGCTTTATCTGGGAGAACTGTAAAGAAATTATTATCTCAGTCTGGGATGCAATTAAATCCAAGGTGACAACTGTCATTCATGCAGTGGCATCTGTGATCAGCACTGTGATGAACGCCATCAAGACGGTATTTTCTACTGTATGGAATGCGATAAAGACAGTTGTGACCACCGTCGTCAATGCAATCAAATCTGTAGTAACGACGGTATTCAATGCGATAAAGAGCACAGCGACCACCGTTTGGAACGCAATCAAAACAGCAGTCACGACTCCTGTCAACGCCATTAAATCGACGGTCACTTCTGTATTTAATTCTGTAAAGAGCACAGTTTCCAACATCTTTAACGGAATCAAATCGACCGCCACTTCCGTGTGGAACGGAATAAAGACTGCTATCACCACTCCTATTGAAGCTGCAAAGAACAAGGTTAAAAGTGTTGTTGATGCCATCAAGAGTTTTTTCTCCGGCATGAAGATTTCTCTTCCGCACATCAAGCTACCGCATTTCAAGGTGACTGGTAAACTGTCCATCGCTCCCCCTTCTGTACCACATCTTTCTATCGATTGGTACAAGGAAGGTGGTATCATGACCAGTCCTACCATCTTTGGAATGAATGGATCTTCCTTGATGGCTGGCGGTGAAGCTGGTGCAGAGGCTATTCTTCCTCTTGCAGGTTTCTATAAGCAGCTGGAAACGATGATTTCCAGTCATCTCAATACCAGCGCAATGGAAAAATATCTGGCAGTCATTGCGGATAATTCCAGTAAAGGCATCTACCTTGAGGACGGGACTCTCGTAGGACATCTGCTCCCGGCAATCGACGGTGAGCTCGGCAAAGCACAAAAATTACAAAGGAGGCTCAGTCTATGACACCTGATATTAAATTAAACGGAACATCAGTCGCTTCTATGGGCTGGCTCCGAGAAACCATCTCTTTCCCTGTACCACAGTCGCAAAGCAACACGATTGTAGTGCCGGGAAGGAACTCTCCCATTCGTTATACAGAAGCTCTGGGGCGTATATCCTATCAGCCTCGGAGCTTTTCTTTAACGTTTTCTATGCTGGGAACCAGAGCAAAATATGACCAGATGGTCTCTGAGATAGCAAACCGATATGTGGGCCAATTAGTACAGGTATCGACCAGCGAAGAACCGGAGCTATATGCTATTGGTACTTTAGAGATTTCATCCGAATATGATCCACTCTCAGGTAAAGGCCAACTCGCGATTTCCTGTGAAGATGCAGATTCCTATCGCTATCACAATGAAGAGACAATCGTTAATCTGACTGGTTCCGGTACGCTCATTATCGAAAATGACTTTATGCCTGTTGTTCCTGTTATTACAACCTCAGCAGAAGCAGCTCTCAGCTGGACAATCGGCAGTGATTCTTTCAGGAAGTCACTCAGTGTAGGTACTTGGACTCTTCCGGAGTTTGAATTACAAGCTGGCAGAAATACAGTCACAATCCAAGGAACCGGCACCACGACTTTTCGATTCAGGGAGGGACGCCTATGAGTATCTTTCGTATTTTTGTAGACGGTCAGCTTTTCTATCATCCACAGTTATCTCAGCTTGCTATCACAGAAGCAAAGCTATCTGAAGATGCCGAAAACATCGACAGTCTGACACTGTCTGCTCCCTTTAATCATCCATATTTGGATTCCATCCACCCGATGGCTTCCACTATTGTTTGTAAAAAAGGCGATGCAACAGTCTTTGAGGGTCGTGCCTTAAATGACGGTAGTGATTTTTACAATACACACACTTGGACCTGTGAATCGGCTCTGGCATATCTCAAGGATAGCCAACAGCCACCTTTCTCCTATAAAGGAACACTCAAAGGTCTGTTGGAATATTTTCTTTCTGTCCACAATAAGGCAGTCGAAGAAAAGAAGCGTTTCAAACTGGGAAATATCACAGTCACGGATAACAATGACTATATCAGTTATAGCAATTCCGAGTATTCTTGCACGCTGGATGCCATCAAAAGTAAACTAATCAATACACATGGTGGTTATTTGATGGTCCGCTATACGGATACCGGGAAAGTTTTGGATTATCTTGCTGAATTTAATGAGCGTGCCATTCAATCTGTAGAATACGGAAAGAATCTGCTAGATGTCAAAATATCTCGCGACCATACTGAGCGCATCACAGCTCTTATCCCACTTGGAGCAAAGAAAAAGACAACCGATGAAGAAGGAAACGAAGTTGAATCCGATGAGCGTGTTGATATCACTTCTGTAAACGATGGGCTAAATTATATATTTGATGAAACTGTTGCAAAAGAAATCGGCTGGATCTGGGCCACAGAAGCCTGGGATGATGTCACGCTTCCGGGCAATCTTCTCCGCAAAGCAAAGGCTCGTCTTGCAGAGCTTATTGCTGGTATCACCAGCATGGAACTGACAATCGTGGATGAATCAGACACCGGTGCTAATATCGGAAGTATCCATGCCAGACAGTTTGTGAACTGCCTATCTCCGCCTCACGGCATTGATGGACGCTACGCCTGCATGAGTAAGACCGTAGATTACTTAAATCCCTCTGGAAACACCATAACTATTGGTGCCAGCGGTATCAAGCTGACTTCCATATCGGCCAAACAGAATGAAAATATCACTGAACTCACCGATGACTTGATTGGAAAAACCGCAGAAATACAAGGTGCGATAGCAAAGGCAAATGCCGCAGAAGCTACAGCCAAAGATGCGAAGGAAGCAACTGACACAGTAATTGATGATATTACAGCGTTACAGGAAAGCGTACGCGAGTGTTACTCAGAGATCTCCAAAACTTCAGAAGAAATCAGGCTAACCGTGCGAGAAGAATACATCTCACGCTCAGAAATGGCAACGATCCAGCAGGATTTTCAATCTACGATTACGCAAAACAGTAGTGAGATCCGCATGGATTTCTCTGCTATCACAGATGAACTGAAGGACAATATCGCAACTAATCAGGAGCTCCTTGAAGAATATATCCGCTTCAAAGGAGCTCTTATTGAACTCGGCAAAGTAGGAAATGCCTTCACTGCTGAGCTCTCAAACAATGAACTGGCCTTCAAAGAAAACGGTCAGAAAATTGCCTATATCTCCAACAACAGCTTAGTTATCACCAATGCTGAGATTCGTAACAAGCTGTCCCTTGGTAATGAGACCAGAGGATGGTTTGACTTTATTCCAAGAAATAACGGTAACCTCTCTATCAAGTGGAGAGGCCCGGCATCGTAAAGGAGTGATTCATTATGGCTTCCAGCGGAAGTATTACAACCGGCACAAAAGAAGGACGTTCTGTCACCTTATCGTGGTCGCTATCCAGCCAGGATATAGCCAATAATACATCTACCATTGCATGGACGTTGAAAGGCTCCGGCTCAGGAAGTGGCTGGGTCATGTCTGGTGGTTTTAAGGCTGTCATCAACGGCACAACTGTCTAATCCACCTCAACCGACAATCGTATTCAGCTCTATAACGGAACCGTGATAGCATCGGGTTCTTTAAAGATCAGTCATAACGCTGATGGTACAAAATCTTTCAAATTAAGCTGTGAAGCTGGTGTCTATAGCTATGCGGTTAATGTATCAGCGAGCGGAACACATACGCTAAACACGATTCCAAGAGCATCTTCGGTATCGGCAACATCAGTGAATATGGGAAGTGCCACAACAATTTCTATTTCGAGGGCATCTTCATCATTCACTCATACGCTGTCCTATACCTTCGGTAGTGCTAAGGGGACCATCGCCACAAAGACCGCCTCTACCTCTGTATCATGGACACCTGCTCTCACACTAGCTAATCAGATACCAAGCACCACTAGTGGCACCTGCACAATTACATGTGACACATATAATGGTTCCACCAAGATTGGTACAAAAACCTGCACGCTGACTCTAACAGTTCCTGTTTCAGTCAAGCCTACCATCTCCAGCTTGACAGTAAGCCGTATCGACGGTGATGTCCCCAGCACATGGGGCATCTACGTGCAATCGAAATCGAAGGCTACTCTCACAATCAACGGTGCTACCGGAAGCTATGGTTCTACCATAAAATCCTACAGTATTAGTGGTGGAGGCTACTCCGGTACTGCTTCCACTCTCACAACCGGATTTTTAAATAGCTCTGGCACGATTACTTTTACAGCCACAGTGACGGATTCCAGAGGAAGAACCTCTGCGGCAGCTACCGTATCAATTACTGTCGTCGCCTACAGTGTACCTTCCTTTAGCTCTTACAACTCGCAGCGATGCAATAGTGGTGGAACTATATCTGATGATGGCACCTACATCAAGGCAACGGTATCCTATAGCTTTGCATCCTGCAGCTCCAAGAATACAGTTACTCGCTCCACTTACTACCGAGTAGCCGGGACAAGCACCTGGACCAACGCTTCTGCCAGCTTTAATTCTGGCACGGCATTTACATTTGGTAGCGGTAAGATTTCCACCGAAACATCCTATGAAGTCAAATACGAATTAACAGATGCTTTCACGACTATCAGCATCACGGACATCGTATCTACGGCATCTGTTGTCATGGACTTCAAGAGTGGTGGTAAAGGCGTGGCGATTGGTAAGGTATCCGAAACGGATAACTGCTTTGAAGTATCTGAAAAATGGGACGTAAAGGTCTACGGCAAGCTATTGAGTGAATACGTCAAACAGGCAATCGGTGCTATCTATCCAGTAGGAAGCATTTACATGAGCGTCAAGAACACGAATCCATCCACCTATTTTGGAGGGACTTGGGTTGCTTGGGGAACAGGTCGAGTCCCGGTCGGTGTCAATACCAGTGATACCAACTTCGCCACAGTAGAAAAAACCGGTGGTGCTTCTACCGTCACATTAACCACAGCTCAAATACCTTCTCATACTCATGCAAAAGGTACGCTGGCAACAACAAGTGCCGGTGGACATACTCATGATTTGAAAAACCAGAAAACCTCATGGGGAACCAGTGGTGGCAATCGTGTCTTAATCGATGCCACTTCCGGCTACTCAGCTGTCAGCAACAAAACAACCACAAGCGCTGGCTCACATTCACATACAATTTCTGGTTCTACTGCTACTACTGGTTCCGGCAGTGCCCACAGCAACTTGCAGCCCTATATCACATGCTATATGTGGAAAAGGACTGCTTAATTTTTATTCGCAGCTATCAGATGGTAGCTGCTTTTCTTATGTCTAATTTCAGAAATGGAGGTACTTATCAATGAAAGAATTCTGGAACACAATTCAACTTATTTTTGCAGGCATCGGCGGTTGGCTGGGTTATTTTCTCGGAGGCTGCGATGGCTTACTCTATGCTCTTATAGCCTTTGTTGTCATTGACTACATCACCGGCGTCATGTGTGCCATCGCCAACCACACGCTTTCTAGTGAAATCGGCTTTAAGGGAATCTGTAGAAAGGTTTTGATTTTCCTGCTCGTTGGCATTGCCAATATTCTCGATATTCATATTATCGGCTCTGGCAGTGTGCTTCGTACTGCAGTCATCTTTTTCTACATTTCCAATGAGGGCATCAGCTTGCTTGAAAATGCCGCACATCTCGGCCTTCCGGTCCCTGAAAAAATCAAAGTTGTATTAGAACAGCTTCACGACAGAAGCACAAAGGAGGAAAACTAACATGGCATATACAAACAGTAAACTGGTATCTTATACCAAACTCAGTCCGAATCATTCCGGTCAGCGTACTCACAGCATTGATCGTATCACACCGCACTGTGTAGTCGGTCAGCTCTCTTGTGAGAGCATCTGTGGATGCTTTACAAGTCCGTCTAGACAAGCAAGCTGCAATTACGGAATTGGCAAGGACGGTCGCATCTCTCTTTGCGTAGAGGAAAAGAACCGCAGTTGGTGTTCTTCTTCCAATGCCAATGATCAGCGTGCTGTCACCATCGAATGTGCCAGTGATATGTCTGAGCCGTATGCGATGAATAGTGCTGTTTATAACTCACTAGTCAAGCTCTGCGTTGATATTTGCAAACGTAACGGTAAAAAGAAACTTTTATGGCTTGGCTCTAAGGATAAGACCTTAAATTATACACCAAAATCTGATGAAATGATTCTTACAGTTCACAGATGGTTTGCGAACAAGTCTTGTCCGGGTAACTGGCTCTATTCCAGACTCGGTGAATTGGCCACAAAGGTTACTACAGAACTCTCCGGATCCACTTCCTCCGACGATAAAAAGCCCGTACCTCAGATGTACCGTGTTCGCAAATCTTGGTCTGATGCCAAAAGTCAGATTGGTGCCTATAAGGTACTGGATAACGCTAAGAAGAAAGTGGATGCAAATGCCGGTTACAAGGTATTTGATGCTTCTGGCAGTATTGTCTATCCAGCTGCCGCAAAGCCTACACAAACGCCTGCTGCAAATACTCTCTATAAGGTTCAGATAGGCATTGCCAATTTGAATATCCGCAAGGGTCCAGGTACCAACTATGATAAAATCGGCCAGTTCACGGGCAAGGGTATTTTTACAATCGTTCAAGAGTCCAAAGGTGAAGGTGCCACTCTCTGGGGAAAACTCAAATCTGGCGCCGGATGGATTTCTCTGGATTTCACAAAGAAGTTATAAAATACATTTTTTTACAGGGTCTGTTGGAGTTTTCTCCGGCAGGCCCTCTTTTTTTATTTGTTTTTTCGGCCAAGCCGCAATCTCGTCTCCATTTATTAGTGAGGAATTTCCTCAGATTGGAGGCAACTATGCAAGAAAACATCTCAACATCAATTCCGACTTCTGCTACTCCAAAGCCGATCCAGCAGCCCGATATCGAACAAGATTATAACTTCTTTCAGGCGCAGAAGATCGCTAAAAATATGCTAGAGCTTGGACTTATTTCCTTGTCAGAATTCAACAAATTAACTGAAATAAACCGTGAAACATTCTCCCCGTTTTGGGTTGAGATTATGCCTAAAATTCCTTGATATATAAGGGATTCAGAGCTAATATGTGACACTAACGAAGGGAGGTGAACTACCGTGAAAAAGATAACTAAAATCGATGGTGTACAGAATAATAGCACCGTAAATAAGGAGCTCCGAGTTGCGGCCTACTGCCGTGTTTCGACAGAAAGTGACGCTCAGCTGGAAAGTCTAGAGGCACAAAAAACTCATTATGAGCGATACATCAATTCTCGTGAGGATTGGAAGTTCGCCGGTCTCTACTTCGATGAAGGTATCACTGGAACCAAAGCAGAAAAACGTCCAGAGTTACTTCGTCTGATAGCTGACTGTGAGGCAAGAAAAATTGACTTTGTTATCACAAAATCCATCAGCCGTTTTTCTCGAAATACAACCGACTGCTTAGCTCTGGTCCGCAAGCTCCAGAGCTTGAACATCCCTATCTTCTTTGAGAAAGAAAATATAAACACCGGTTCAATGGAAAGCGAGCTTTTCCTTGCCATCCTCAGTAGTATGGCTGAAGGCGAATCCGCTTCTATTTCAGAAAATTCCAAGTGGTCCATTAAGCGCCGCTTCCAGAACGGAACCTTTAAGCTCAGCTATACTCCTTACGGCTATGATTGGGATGGTGAGAATATGATCATTAATCCAGCGCAAGCAGCGGTTGTGAAAAGAATATTTGCAGATATTCTCTCCGGAAAAAGTACAAATGCTATTGCAGATGAACTAAATGCTGAAAAGATTCCATCCAAGAAAAATACAAACTGGACTTCGAGCACTATTCGAGGCATTCTCGCCAATGAAAAATATACGGGTGATGTCATCTTTCAAAAAACATACACGGATGAAAACTTCAACCGCCACACAAATTATGGTGAGGTTGATCAGTATATGGCACAGGATCATCATGAAGCAATTATCAGCCACGCAGACTTTGATGCGGCAAATGCGCTGGTATCACAGCGTGCCCTTGAGAAAGGTGTCAAAAAAGGTAGTGACAAATACCAAAAGCGATATGCTTTTTCAGGAAAGATAATCTGCGGAGAATGTGGTGACACCTTTAAGCGAAGGATTCATACCTGCACTACTTACAAGTATGTCGCATGGGCCTGCAACACCCATTTGAAGGATAAGTCCACCTGCCGTATGAAGTATGTAAGAGACAATGATATAAAAGCTGCATTTGTAACGATGCTGAATAAGCTTATCTACGGGCATCGCTTAGTACTTGTTCCATATCTGAAAGCACTTGAGAATTCCTCTGGTGACGAAGCACTCCAGCGAATTCAGCATTTGGAGCTACTTCTCGACCAGAACAGTGAACAGCGTGAAACGCTCACAAAACTGATGGCGCAGGGCTACATCGATCAAATTTTATATAATCAGGAAACGAATGCGCTCCTACTACAGGCAGAGTCTTACCGCTCTGATATTGAAGCAATCACTATCTGTATGACTGGTGATTCAGCAAAGGTTACGGAGACAAATCTATTGCTCCACTTTGTATCTCATGCAGATATGCTTACCACCTACAGTGAGGAGCTTTTTGAAAGTTACGCAGATCACATTGAAATTACCGGTAGAAATGAAATCAAGTTTGTAATGAAATGTGGTCTAACATTCACAGAAAGGATTGATGATTAGATTGGCCATACACCCTTTGGCTATCGGATTGAAAATGGCATCGCAATCATAGACGAATCTGCTGCCGCAAAACTCCGACAGCTTTATAAAAATTATCTGAGTGGCATGTCATTATCAAAGGCTGCTGCGGAAGCTGGGATACCAACCTATCACGGAACAGCAAAGCGATTGATGGGAACTGTCCATTATCTTGGCGACAGTTTCTACCCTGCCATCATTGATAAGGAAACCTACCAGAAAGCACAAGAAGAACGTAAACGCCGAGCCACAAAACTCGGACGAAATAATAAGCAAACACAGATGAGGAAGCTACAGATACCTACACATTTCCATATGGGTGAGGTTGCTGCCCTGCATGACAATCCTATGAAACAGGCAGAATATCTGTACAGCCTCATAGAAAGCGAGAGTCAATAATGGGAAATATAATGTTGATTCCTGCAAGGCGACAAGTTGGAAACAACGCTCGTAAGCAGGAAGAAGAAAAACCAAAGCTCCGAGTCGCAGCGTACTGTCGTGTCAGTACCGACAGCGATGAGCAGGCTACCAGCTACGAAGCTCAGGTAGAACACTATACAGAATATATTCAAAAAAATCCTGATTGGGAATTTGCCGGTATTTATGCCGATGACGGTATCTCCGGCACGAACACAAAAAAACGTGAAGAATTCAATCACATGATTGATGACTGTAAGGCTGGTAACATTGATATGATTATTACCAAATCCATCAGCCGATTTGCCAGAAACACACTGGACTGCCTAAAATACATAAGGCAGCTCAAAGACATGAACATACCGGTTCTGTTTGAAAAAGAGTCCATCAACACGATAGATGCTAAGGGCGAAGTTCTTATCACCATCATGGCTTCTCTAGCCCAGCAAGAATCGCAATCCTTAAGCCAGAACGTGAAGTTGGGATTGCAATACCGCTACCAGCAAGGCAAGGTACAAATCAACCACAATCGTTTTCTTGGATACACGAAGGACGCGGACGGCAACCTCATCATCGATCCAGAACAGGCAGAAATCGTAAAGCGCATTTATCGAGAGTATTTAGAAGGACTCAGCATGGATAAGATTGCCGCCGGGCTGGAACGTGACGGTATCCTTACCGGTGCCGGAGGAAAAAGGTGGCACACAAGCACCATCAACAAGATCCTGCGCAATGAGAAATACATCGGCGATGCCCTGCTCCAGAAAACCTACACAACAGACTTCCTAAACAAAACCAGAGTCAAGAACAACGGTCTTGTGCCTCAATACTATGTAGAAGGTAACCACGAAGCTATTATTCCGAAAGACATCTACTTACAGGTTCAAGAAGAACTGGTCCGCAGACGAGTAGTGAAAACCAGTGCCAACGGCAAGAAACGAAGCTACAGCTGCAACCACTGCTTCTCACAAATTGTCATCTGCGGTGAATGCGGCGAAATGTTCCGAAGGCTCCACTGGAACAATCGTGGAGTTAAATCTATTGTCTGGCGATGCATCAGCAGGCTGGAATCCACCGGATTGGAATGCCATGCGAGAACTATTAATGAGCTGGTCCTTCAGGATGCTGTCGTCAAGGCAATCAACCAGATGCTCGGAGACAAAAGTAGCTATCAGGCACAGCTACAGCTAAACATTGCTTCAGTCATTCGAGCTTCGCAGGCAACCTCCGTTGAAAACATCGATGAGAAGCTGATGGCCTTGCAGCAGGAGCTCATCCAGAAAGCCCAGAGCAAAGAAGCCTATGACGAAATTGCCGATGAAATATTCAAGCTTCGAGAACTCCGCCAGAAGACCACCGTCGACACTGCTGCAAGAGACGAACAGATAAAGCGGATCAATGACCTGCAGGATTATATTGCACAGCAGACTACCCACCTCACCGAATTTGACGAATCGCTGGTGCGACGCTGGATCAAGCAGATCACCATCTGGGATGACCGCATCACCGTCGAATTGAAATCCGGTGTTAATATCGATGTGAATGCATAAATCCCATAGACGCACGAAGGCTCCTCACCACTGGATAATTTCCGGTGATGAGGAGCCTTATTTATTTCTTTTCAGGTGGTTGCCAGCCTTTCTCAAAATGCACTGAATTCAAAAATGTATTACCCGTTCCAAGTATTAGGTATGGAATTCCATCTCTAATTACAACGGCTCCATTCTTCTCTTCTTCAGTCAATTGAATATCTATTGCTTTTCTAACCTTAACATCGCAGGCGTATGTCTTCGTTACAGCAATCCGTCCTTCGGTTTCATATACACGAAGGATATTCTCTGCATCATTTACTACAACAGAGTAATCACAATCGTATAAAAGCATGATTGCTGTAATGTGATATTTTTTTCCATCCTTAGTTTCACCAACGATATCATCATTGCAGCCAATCGTAATTTGATAACAACCTGTGGAAAAATCCTTAAAAATATTAACAGCTATGTGATGTTCCATCATTTTTGAATCAACATCAAACGCTTGGCCTTTAGCAGTATTATATGCTTTTTTCAAAAATTCCAAATTGGATATTCTGCAGTCAGTATGATTGTTATTCAAATGGTCTACTACAAACCCTTTTTGTGTCATAGTATCCAAGACATCCTGTCCATACCACTTTGCAACTATATAGCGATGCAATAACCCAAGCGTTCCATTTGATAAATAACCCTTGTCATCCGTTTCGCTGTTTGCTTTTGTTAAAGTCCAAGTCTTCGATGTTAATTCCTCATAGTAGTCTTCTCTGTAGGTTGTGAGGCCAATCAGCGGCCATCCCTCTTTGCTTATATGAATTTCATCATTTATTATTTCAAATTTATTCTTACTGGTTCTAGGCATCTCAATACTCTCCATAAATAAAATTCTCGACCTATCTTACTTAATTTCAGTCAAACCAAACGGCTCTTTATCATACAGTCCCGCCGATGTCTTGAATTTTCCTTTCAACACTCTTTCGAACAACTCTGATACATTAGCTCGCTCTAGATTTATCTGAAGTATCATTTCTCGGCTAATATTTAACTTCACTACATTTATCTCTCGATTATTTCCATATGCCCTATCGTAATAACGTAGAAAGCCTGTAAGATTAATAAATTCAATGTTTTTCGACTCATCTGAACAAATAATCCTTGCTGCTGAGCGCAATAAGATCGTCTGGAGTAAATGTATCCTTACTCTTTTTGCGTGGGTTTTATCTAATTCTTTGGCTATAACCTCTCCACTTTCCTCATCGTATACAAATCTATCTATCACACAAATCTCATCCGAATTTGGTATTCTGTATCTGTACGAAAGGGTTTTTGTTTTTTCATCATACTCAGAAATCATACTGGCTGAGTCATATCTTTCCTGTCTATATAAAATATCAAGCGTAAAATTATCGTTCACTAAAACTGCATTAAAGAAGGTGATAATTTGCTTTTTGTCACGTTTAGCATACATGGATTTCATTTCATCCACTGACTCATGATTCTTCCTCTGTTGTTCCTCAAATTGAGCACGCATTCTGTTAACTCTTTTTTGATGATACTGCTCATATTCTTGTTGCAACACCTTCGCTTTTTTGCGTTTCTCTTCTAATTCTCTTTTTGCCTTATCTGAGAAGATTGATTTACATTTCAGCCAGAATGTTACCTTTGAATCTTTCTCAGCATCACGTTCGCTCGTATCTCTTGGTTCTGTAAACGTACTCCAATCTTTAAGGCTCTCATAGTACTCCTCTGCATTAAGAATGCAGAGATCATCGACATGGAGTCTTCTATAATAATTTCTCTGTATTCTTAATTTTTCATTTTGTTCCGATACAATTTCGTCGTAATTTCTGTCATCCAT